TTGGAAACTTGTAAGCCCCCAGCGGAAATAGTAAGAGGACCCGTCATTGTATCACCGGCTTTTGCAACAAATAGACCCAGTGAGGACTCAATATTGGTAATGTCTTCTGTATTGGTCTGGATTAAACCATCTAAAGTACCTAGAGAAGACTCAACGTTTGTTATATCAGTTATATTAGTCTGGATAAGACCGTTAAGAGTTCCGACCGATGATTCAAGGTTTCCTATCGAAATATCATGTATTTGTGTAAGCAAATCCAAGGTTCCTACAGAGGACTCGATATTGGTTATATCAGTTATATTGGTTTGAATTAAACCATCTAAAGATCCTACCGAAGATTCCAAATTAGTTATATCTGAAATGTTCGTTTGTATAAGTCCATCCAACGATCCTACTGATGAGTCTAAATTAACAATAGATGCATCTAATGAACCAGTAATATTATAAAGATCTCCTATTGAAATATCATGAATGGCTAATAATTGACCATAATCATTTAATGATAGATCTATTGCCCCTATGGAAGCATCCAGAATATTTGTAATATCATAAAGATCCCCAACCGATGCATCCAAAATATTAGTTATATTTGTTACATAAGTTGATAAATCAATAACCGTTTGATATAAAGCTGTTATCGAAGCATCGATGCCTTCACTTATAGGATGCCAGTTTAAGCTGTTATCTGCATACCAAATGGTTTGGTCTGAAGTTTGATAAACCTGCATACCAGGGTACCAATATGCTGATACGTCATTATACGAACCTCCATCTGGGACATATCTTATATCCAGGGGTAAATCCGTATTTAGAGAAAATTGATCGACAATAAATATAGCCATTTTTTATTTCTTATTTTTCTTTCTTTATATATTAAAGATTAGTTTAAAGATTGAAACATCCGGGGTAAAACTAATCCAGTGATTTTTTATGTAAACTTTATACGCAATCGGTGTAGGACTAGATGTGGTTGTAATATTAACGGAGGTATCATCAAAAGATGTAGTTACGTTAAAATCATTCTTCACATCAAAAATACTTTTTAAGTTTCCGTATTCATAGGGATAAGCATAAACAAACTTTATTCGAGAATAGTTAGCACTAACATCAAAATCAATTTCTTGGGTTTGTTTTGGCAAAATAAATTTTTCTAGAGATAATATATCAACTTCTGATATATTATCCTTATTAATGGAATTATCCACTATTCCTGCATAATATGGATTTACAAATTTTAAAGCGATGGACGAGTCTAAAGTTGACATAGGTATTCCATTTACATTGTTATAGGTTTTTATATAATATATTACATCCTCCCAATTCGAGAAACTTCCATCTGAGAAGGAGAAACTTCCATCACTAGAATCTGGATATGATATATGGGTCGGAGCCATATTAATAGGCTGTAATAAACCCCCTTCTATGGAAACATATGCTGAAATATCAGTAACCCGTACTTTTGTAAAATCCTGATTATCAAAAGTTCCATAAATGGTCGCGGTCGAAACAAACGGATCCCATTTTTCATAATACCCGGAAGACGGATTAATATTAATATTTACCCTTGGAGGAAAATACTCATAAAGCATTTTTTCGAGAATTTGAATAGAGGTCGATCCATCAAGTATATCCCCAGAATGAATTCCTCCAACTTCTGCAGAAATCGGATCCCTATCCGACCATTGATTTTGTTGAAATAATAAATTAATAGAAGCATCTCTTGAAGCTAAGCTCCCATCTATATAATTAAATAAGTTAAATTGATCTACAAATAATTTATTAATAGATGCATCTCTAGCCGCTAAACTACCATCAACATAAAGTTTATTAACCCCGGAAGCGGAAGCATCCACATATAATACTCCCCCAGGACCCCATGCAAATCCAGGTCCTAAAGATCCATCTGTTATTGCATCACCATCAAATTCTATAGTTATTTGGCCATCCAGATTTTCCGATATTTCGATCCTGTTTTCTCCGACAATAGTTTTAAATCGAATAATCTTATTTTCGGTGTCATAATAAACCCCTATGCCCGGTTCATCAACATTAGCTGCCCCAGCCACATCTACGTTGGATACAGCTGCTGCTAATTCATTTAGTATTCGTTGGAGGTCAGTAACCGTAGAAATCGGTTGAGTACCTTTTTGATTTGGCCTCCATAAATAGTAATCACACGCTTTCCCGCATAGTGTTAGAGCATTGGTTGAAGATGTAGTACCGGGTGCAGTTCCGGGGGTATATGTATCTCTTACAGTTTGATCCGGAGCAACATAAGTAGAATCGGGAGGGCATGATTGACCCGTATATGCTGTTTGAGCAGCCCCATCATAATTAATAACAAAAGATGTAACTTTTCCCGTAGTGGAAGCCGTATATCGTATCTCTAAAAATAAATAGGTATTTGTTCCTATATCCACGGAGGACAGGTTTCCCTGATTGAGGGTTTCCCATGAGGACCAATAATCACTATTAAATGACCAGCGAAACTCCTTCTTTTGAAAAGACCCGGTGGCATTATCACTATAGTACTTAATATCGGTAACCCCTTTTAGAGGATTTGGTGTGTAAAATTTAATTACATTACCTTCTTCTACTCTTGTAAAGTTGGAAAACTGCATTCTTGCCTTATCGTTTATTCTATTTATCTACAGAATAAAAGAGGGATAGAACAAAAAACCCAGGAGATATAAATCTTCTGGGTTAAACATAGTCGGTGTGGGAAACTAACTTTGTTTTCGTCCGGGTCTCATCAGTTTGAATTTTATAGTCTCCCCGGCTGACTTTTTTTGAAGACCATGCTCTTCAGACATCGGAATATCTAAATTTTCATCTCCTCATCGGTAAGAGTTTTCATATCATCGCAAGCAGTAAATTTTACAAGCTGATCATAAACTCTATGCTCCCTTAAAGCCTGTTGTTTATGTTTTCTCATTTGATCCATTTGCTTAATTCTCATGTGATTTTCAACAATCTCTTTTACAATCATAAATTTGCCTCCAATAGATCCAATCCATTGTTTGTGTTCTTCGACTAGCTTTGCCGAGATGAATTCATGCCCATGAGCTGCCCATGATCCATGCTTATTAAGTTTAGTAGCTTTTACTTTTCCAAGATCGTGGAATATTGCTGCAATAACAATATTAATATCACCAGTAGCTCTTGCTCTTTCGTATACGATTTTGGTATGTTTTAGCACATCTCCTTCGGGATGCCATTTCTCGCTTTGCGGAGTATCAGCACATTTATCTAATAGCTTCTGTATTTCCAGAGGAGCCATTTTATACATTTGATTAAAAGTAGGTGGTTCTTTCATTAAGGCTAATATAAGAAAAAAATGGTAATTATTGTGATAATTCTTGGAAAAAAAATGATACTAGAGTTCCTATGGCAAATGACCATATGAAAATCCCAATTGCAAGATCCTCCCAAGCGGATTTATCATTTTGCCATTTCATTATCAGGGATCTTATATTATAAGCACCCATTCCGATTACAAATAAAATGCCTATTATCGTTATTATTGTCCAGATATTCATAATTATGCTTGATTATTTGCTCTATATTTATCCCGAATTATTAATTCATTTCCAAATTCTCTTTTGAGTATTCCCTCAATTTCGGGGATTGTTGGAGCACCCATAATTTCGTCCTTCAACGGTTCAAATTCCTTTCCCTGCTCGGTACAAAGGGTATTTACTTCTCTTAAAAGAGTTTGCATCATGTTGACTGGTTCTCCAATCATTGTGAAATCAATTATTACTTTGCTCATCCCATGCTAATTTATTAAGTAAACGACTAACGTGTGAATTTGGTAATATCCTATGCCTATTAGCTTTTTCAAAATATTCCATATCACTATTCAAATAATCATTAATGAAGGATCCCACTGCTCCAGATCTGGAAATCCCAGCAGAGCAGTGAACTATAAAATCCTTATCCGCATTTTTTTTGATAAAATTGAATAGCTGTTCGGCTTGTTCAACCGAAAATGCTTTACAGGTGAATGCATTTGTCGGGGATTTTTGCTCATCATTCTCTACATCATCAAACCATAGACGAATAACATTTGGGTGATCCCGATCAAACCATGATTTATTCCAACTCCCCTCCGTATCATTAATAGATATCAAAGCGGAGTCTTTCATCCGGGTTTCTACATTTTCATCAGTAATATTATTTTGTCCCATTGCCTGATTAAATTCCGGCTTGCTAAGAACTCTTATCCTTATTTTTTCCATATTAAACTGTAAGTATTGAACACATTTCATCAATTCCGGCTCTGACATCTTTATTCCATTCTTCATCTTTGGAATTAAGTTGCTCCAATTTTTGCTGGGCCTCTCTCATAAGGGAGGCAGCTTCTTCCATTATTTCAAATTCTATTTGCTCCATTTTTCTATAAGATTTTTAGCGGCTTTCAAGCGATAAGTTTTTTTCAAAATCATATCAATTTTTCTTCGATTATAATCTTCAGGAACCTCAATTAAATTTCTGGCTAATCCAAAATATGGTTCCTTGTTATTGAACTTGGCAAAATAGTGCATTTCAGATTTGTATTCTGTCTCAAACTTCTCTTTAAGTTTAAATGCGCAATCATCAATATGGTTTATCCATTTATCGATTGCTCCGGTAACAGTTTTCACAAAATCAAAAGCATCAGAGTCATCTTTTGGGTCCAATTGTGACATAAGATCATCCAATGTTTTTCCCAAATAGTTTTTGATAACATAATCCTCCCTAAATACATTTTCAGTTCGAAGACCATGTAATTTAAAATACCATGCAGTTTTTACCTTAATCATTAAATTTGGCAATCTAACCACCCAGCCCTCTTTATCTTCAATGGTTTGAGCCTCTTCCAATAATTCTTCCAAAGAAACTAATTTATGAGTTTCTGGGGTGGTAAAAGGAATATTTCCAATAGGATTAAGAACATGAGCTGGAACCCATTCTCCTGTAGTATTATTTCTAAGTCCTAAAAATCTTAGGTCTTCTTTGGAATATTTAAGGACTATACGATTAGGACCAGAAACATATTCAAATAATGGTGTATATCCGGATCTTATAGCTTGTTTTACATAAAGAACCTTTTCTTCCCAAGCATAAAGAAAATTAAATGCTTGCTTAGACTGATCAGAAACAAAGGATCCAATTGTCTTAGCAAATAACTTTCCATCAGGTAATCCCATGAATGCTACCAATGATCCGTCTTCTTTAGCGACAATGTCAATAACTTCTTTATCCTTCAGATTTCCAAGTTGAGTAGCCTCTACCTGATTAATGTTGAAAAATTTAGGAAGCATAAGGAATTTTTTGTATAAAGATCCATCCTTATTAAAAACAAAGGTAGTACCTCTCATGTCAAAAGCATTGACTTCAGGCTTATTAGGAAGGGGTTTTTCGAAATCATCCCATCCACAAATAAAATAGTCAAAGGCTGCAACCTTGTAACCATTGATTGTATATTGATATTCACGGAAATTGTTATTATGATACTTTTTAGCAATCTCCTGTGCGTCCTGATATGTAAGTTGATATTTCATACAGACCCAATATAATAAATCTTTTTTAATTACAACGATAATCTGTGGAAAAAGTTTCGTCTAAAGGGGGATATCATATTAACACGCGTTACGCCCGCGCGAAGGAAGAGATTTTTTTAGATATATCTAAGGACTTTCTTTCCTGAGTTCTTAAGCTCTAATTTTATGAACAACTGAAAAAAAGTTTTGTTAAGATTGTTAAGATTTGTTAAAGAATCTTCCTAACGATTTTCTAACGGTTTTAATCATAGATTTTAAATTAGAATTATTATATTGGCCCGATTATGAAACATTTGGAATGCTTTTGCATATAAGTAAGTATCATATATAAAGAAAATCCAAATCATGGGTAATAGTAATACACATAAAATCGAAATTGCAGCGGAGAAGCTATATGCGCTCACGTTATCGGCAAATCGTGATTCCGCTAAGGAGCAAGGATTTTATGATGGTAGATTTGGAACCCAAATGGTACCGGATAAAAAGAAAGGACAACATCTGAAACTTCGAAGAGATAATTTTCTCAAACGAATATAATATTTCGATCAGATAGGGTCCTTAAGCAATTAAGGACCTTTTTTATTTAAACAAAAAGCAGAAAGGAGGAAATATCATGACAGAAAAACTAGTATTCCGAAAATACGATGGAACTTTAATTAATGACGTAAACCAATATGTAAAAGATTGGGCTAAGAAAAATCCTAATGGCCAAGTTATAATTGGTTGTGACTCACAAGAACATTCTAGACATGTAACTTATGCAATTGCGATTGTGATGCACAGAAAAGATGAGTCCGGAGTAGGTCATGGTGCTCACTGTATCAAATGTGTTTTCAATGATAAAAGGGTAAAAACACCAAAAGGCCACCTTAAGGTTGATAACAGAGGAAAAAAATCCTTTGATACCTCCGTCCTACAAGGAAAGCTTTGGAAAGAAGTAGAATATACTATCCAAGCAGCTAATTTACTTGCAGACTGTGATAAGAAAATTAAAATTCATGTTGATTACAATTCAGATGAAGGAGAATTCTCCAATGTTCTTTTCGCAGCAGGTCTAGGCTATGCTCAAGGAATGGGATATGAAGCGGAAGGAAAACCTTATGCTTGGGCTGCAACAAAGGTTGCTGATTCCCTATGCCGTTAAGAATTCTCAATTTTGTTAGGGGACCCAAGAAGGGGATAGATAAAATAAAAAGCTGATGAGAAGGTTTTTTATTTTTCTGTTCCTTTTATTTTTATTAGGATGTGGGGTTAACAGCAAAACCGTAGTCTATCAAAAATCTTACTATGGGGACGGAGCAAGAATAGAAGCCGCCAATGATGCCTTATGGTGGTTGGATGCATATAAAAAGGATTCTATTCCATTTGAAGATTGGTTAACATATCAAGAATATGTAGGAGGTGGATATAAAGTGGAAAGAGTCTATCAAGGCATATGGAATGATAAAACCGAAATTATAATAAACTTTACAACTTGTGTTTGCGACTCCCTTACTTATCATGTTATGGTATTACAACGTACAAAAGACCGTAAATATAAATAATCCTTAACATTTATTTAACAAAAAAGCTCGGAAACATCCGGGCTTTTTTTGTATATTAATGATATGAAAAAGATAACTGTAACTTTATCAGATGAAGCCGAAATGGTCTTTAATGATATAATGTATTCCTTACCAAAGGAAGAAGATGGGACCGGAACTTGTACCCAATCAGATGCTATAAATCATGCACTAGTAAATTATCAGGAGTTCGTAGATTTTTTCGAGGATGGCGAATATCCGGATGCTGATGAAAACTAAATTTATGAAACCAACAAAAGAACAACTATTATATTTCGATTGCGAGTGGGTTCCAATAGCCCAGGACTATTTTAGTCTTAAAATGGATCATTCGGCCCTTGCCGATGTATTTGAACATCGAGTAGAAAAATGGGAGCATGATCGAATGGTTAATGGACTGGATAAATTTGGGGATCTTGATGCTTGGTGGGAAGAGAAGGCTCATTTCCATCCAGAGTTCTGCAAGATGGTATGTGTATCATATGGATATTATAAAAAGAAGTCAAGCAAATTTGATCCAGCCCTGTTTGAAATCCAATCATTATATGGTGAAGATGAGAAGAAAATTCTTCTTGGTGCTCAACAAGTATTTGATAAGGTAAATGTTGCTGGAATGTATCTGTGCGGATATATGATAAAGCGATTTGATATGCCTTGGCTTGCAAAGCGAATGATGATAAATGGTCTTACTCCCCCACCCAATCTTTCAGTATATGGAAAAAAGCCATGGGAAGTTGAAGTATTTGATGTTCCGGAAGTCTGGGGTCAGGGAAATATGCAAGAAAGTTACACCCCATTTGAATTAGCCGCAGTATCAATGGGTATGGAAAGTTCTAAGGGAGATTTATCCGGAGACAAAGTTAAAGAGGCTTATTACAAAGGTGAGGTGGAAAGAATAAAGACCTATTGCGAATTAGATGTAAAAAAGACTGCGGAGCTTGCAGAGAAATTAATTAATTTACTTCCCTAACGTTTCTTAACGTTTTTACTCTTGAAGTATCGTTGTAATTGCATAGAATGTCTTATATTAGCTATGTAATTAAAAACAAAACAAAATGGAAAACGAACTTCTCTCAATCGGTTACAAAGCAAAAACAAAAGAACAAATTGAAATGGTTGCTCCGGCAGCTTTTTCCAGGGACATCTCCCCGATTCTTACAGAACGCTATTCATTCTTCTCTACTGAACAATTTCTGGACGCTTTCTCAAAATTGGGTTGGTATCCTTATTCAGTGAAACAAAACGGTGTAGGTCCTTATGCTCGCCATATCATTCGTCTTCATAACGACGATTTTGGATTCATCCCAGTAAAAGGGGACAAAATCCGCCCACAACTTATTTTGGACAACTCTCATGACGGGTTCACTAAAGCTCGTATCCACCTTGGTCTTTTCAGAATGGTCAGCGAAACTGGTCTTATTCTTAATATCCCGGGTATGTCTTGCTCATACAAATTCCTCCACGTCGGTGTTAACCAGTCGAAACTTATGGAAATCATTTCCGATATCGCTGAAGGATACCGCACGGTTGCTGATCATATCAAGGAAATGCAAAGCATTTTCGTAAGCGAAGATGATAAGATCGAATTTGCAATGAAAACCATCGCACTCAGGGATTCAGACAGATTTGCAAAAGAGGATAAAACTCCAGACGAGGACGCAATTAACGCTTCAATCGATATCTTTGATATCTTCGAGCCCGTCCGCCCGCAAGACGATTCTAATGATCTCTGGACCCTCTTCAATGTCGTTCAGGAGAGAACAGTAAAAGGACTTTTCGAGCAGAAATCCCCAAAAGGCCGCAAATCACAGGCAAGAGTAATTTCAAATGCCGCTCGTAACTTAGAATTTAATAAAGACCTTTGGGAGCTTACCGAAAGCTTCCTCAATGAAACTTGTTAATTTCCATTTCCAAGTTTTGATTACACCTAGGGAGGGGCTTTAACAACCCCTCCCTTTAATTAGGAAAACTAAATTGATTAAGAAGATATAAGATACATGGCAATAAAAGTTAATCAAAAGCACGAAAAAGAAATAATAGCTCTCAATACATTTGAAGCTGTAAGGCTTCGCCCTGGTATGTATGTGGGACTAGTTTCTATGGTTGATGAAAAGGTTCCTGTCATCAGTGATAAGAAATTACAGGTGGCAGATAAATCATGGTCACCTGGTTTTATGCACCTTATTGTTGAGGTTTTGGAGAATGCTTTAGACGAGGCAAAAAGGATGAAGGGAAAAATGAAAGGAATCCACGTTATTGTAGATCTTGATACTAACAGAGTAACGGTAAAAGATGGAGGCGGGGGATTTCATAAAGCTACTTCTAAACATCCGAAAACCAAAAAGAATGTAGTTCGAACTGCAATGGAAGATCTTCACGCAGGATCCAACTTTATAGATTCATCAACAAATATTCTAGGAACTCATGGAGTAGGATCTGCTGTAGTTAATATACTTTCTAAAGAATTTGAAATAACTACAGTTAATGGAACTTCCCATGTTCATTATGAATGGGAGGATTTTCAGGTAACTAAAGAATTTAAAAGAAAAAAAGAAACAGGGGAACAAAGAGGTACGTCCGTATCATTTATACCATCCCCAGATGTATTCCCAAATTTTAAATGGGACGAGGATATCGTAAGAACCTACTTATCTTTCAAAGCATACCTTGTATCCATTGATCCCAAGATAAAACACCTAAACATTAGTGGGGAATTCATCCGTGACGGGGTCAAAGAAGACGCAGGCATCATTAAAGATTTTATTCCGGAACAACATATAGCAGTAAAAAACGAGTTGGGTACAGTGCTCCTATGGAAGTCATATGAAGACTCCGCAACTGTTTCATTTGTTAATGGTTCAAGATGTACTGGCATTCACCAGAAGATAATCAACGACTGGGGCAACGACTTTTTCAAATATTCTGCTGCCCATCACTTCTACAATACTTTGATTGCTTTAGATGTCCCATCAGATCTTATGAGATTTGGTGATCAAAATAAATCAAAGTATGATGTGACCAGATTTGAGATTGAAGAATTATTAGAATCCAATTTCAAATCTAAACTTATAAGAGGGCTGAAAAACTCTCCGATCACAAAAGAAATTGAAGCGGAGATAGAAGAAAAGATGTATGCTGAAAATATCAGAAAAATCAGAAAGGCCCAGAGAACCTCTAAAAGGGTCATTTCCCACAAGTACTCCCCTGCATCCCGAAAAAAGGAGGCTCTATACATCACAGAGGGTTTATCTGCTGCAGGTTCTGTCAAGCAGGCTAGAGATAGCGAACTCGAGGGGGTTTATGCTCTTAAGGGCAAAATCAAAAATACAAAGAAGCTAAGCGACCTAACAGAGAATAAAGAAGTTCTAGAGATTATGAGTATACTGGGAATAGATCCATCGAAGATCAGCCCGCCAGAATATAATAATATTATTATTGCAACTGATGAAGACCCTGATGGCCAGCATATTGCTGCTTTAATTATAAACTTCTTCCATAAATGGTTTCCCGATATTATCAGAGATGGGAGATTAAAGAAATTAGTTACTCCTCTAGTGGTGTGTGATTGGCAAGGAGGTAAACATTATTTTTATACTTTGAATGAATTCGCTAAATTTTCCAAAAACAAAAAACCCACAAATGTTAATTATCTAAAAGGATTAGGATCGCTTAATATTGAAGATTGGGAATGGGTGATGGAAAATAAGATCCTGTTCGAAATAACAGAGGATCGTTCTGCTAAAAAATACTTAGATATTGTTTTTGGAGATTCACCAAAGAAAAGAAAAGAGTGGCTAGAAGGTTAAGAAATGGATTAATAACTTCCAATATGTACGACGAAATAGATATGCCTTATTTTATAGATGAGGATGAGAATATTGAACAAATTACAAAATCCCTGGATTTTAGGAAGATACAAAAAGTAACTTGGAAAGATCCCTCGCTATCTAAAATAAAATTCTCTCCATGGTCGGAGGTATACAGTCTCGATGATATTCACGAGGCCGCATTAGAAGCAGATTATGGATTTTCATTCATTCTTTATAAGTATATGAAGAAATATGATGTAGTCCCTACATTTCTATCCCTGGATAACGGGGTTCTTCCAAGGGGATTCTTTGATAATCTCATAAAAAATCTTAACCCTCCTCTTAATTCATATGATACTAGCAGCAGATATGATAACAAGAAGGTTGAGATGGGGTACTTTCATTTAGCTATGGAAAAAATCCTCCTATATTTTGATGGGCACAATACTTATATTATATATGATCCAGCTATGATAGGGGATCTGGAAAATCCACTTTATACTCTTTTTGGATTAGTAAAATCATATAAAAGACCGGATGTCGTTAAAAATACTTTATATGTAGTTTATAAAACTGAACATGGATTCCAGAAAAAACCATTTAAAGTTAAGAAGAAGAAGATTGATCTAAACGATAATTATAATGATGACTTTTCAGAGGTATCTGAAGATATTATTAAAAAACTAAATAATATTAAAAAGACTGGTCTAGTTATACTTCATGGAGATCCTGGAACTGGTAAAACAACTTATATAAGATATTTAGCTGGTAAACTTAAAAGAGATATCATTTTTATATCTCCAGATATGGTCGACCATATCACTTCCCCAGACTTTATTCCATTTCTAATGGACAATAGTAATTCTGTCCTTATTATTGAAGATGCAGAACCGGCATTGCATAAAAGGGCCGGTGATACAAGATCAGGTGCGGTATCTAACATACTAAATATGACAGATGGTCTGCTTTCAGATTGCTTAAATATATCTATTGTTGCTACTTTTAATACCAATACCAGCGAAATCGACGAAGCATTAAGAAGGCAAGGAAGATTATTAAGAGAGTATAAATTTGATAAACTGGATGTACATAAAGCTCAATCTCTTATGGATAAAACCGGTAAAGATGTGAAAATAAATGAGCCGATGACATTAGCAGAAATCTATTTTTATGGAGATAAAAATTCTGATAGTGGGAGTTTAGACAGAAAAAAAATGGGATTTGGAAAATGAAAACCTCAAATTTTAAAACATACAAAGGAGACAAAGGGGTAGCTATTTGCATCTATCCCCCGCTGGATTATAATGGAGCCCAATATCCAGGTCTAGCTCCAGATCGTCAAACATTTTTTGCAAAGAAAGCTGGCGAGATTGATGAAGCTGAATATGAAAAGCAATACAAAGAATTGGTCTTATCAAAACAGGATCCTAAAAAGATCTACGACATGTTTATGGACCAGGTTTTGCTATGTTGGGAACCGCCTGGAGATTTTTGTCATCGCAGAATAGTTGCAAATTGGATTAAAGAAAATCTAAATATCGAAGTGCCAGAATGGAACCCAGGAGATGATGATCCAAAAGATATAATAAAACCTTTATTTTAATGAGAATATTTATAATTTGCACAGTAAGAGGGGCTTCTGATGAATACAAACAGAAGCTTGAAGATTATGTTGCCAAACTAGAATCTGAGGGACATGAAGTCCATCTTCCGCATCGGGATACAAAGCAAGATGCTTCTGGATGGGAAATTTGTAGTCAAAATTCCAAGGCCATTGCAATGGCTCACGAAGTTCATATCTTCTACAATCCGGATTCTCAAGGGACTCATTTTGATATGGGAGTAGCGTTTGCATTTGGGAGGAAAATAGTTTTGGCAGAACCATTAGAACCTACTGAAGGAAAAAGCTTTAAAAATATGCTACGAGAGTGGCATGCAATCTATGATAAAAATGACAACTGAAAACACCCCAGGTTGGAAACTTGGAAGATTTATCGACAAACATGGAGATAATCCAGCATTTATAATCCTGGTATTTATTCCAATGATTCCTTTAGCTATGATATCCATGGTCGTTTCATGGTTTCATGAAAGCATTTGGTTTTGTAATGTCTTTGGCTGGCATAAGGCACCAAAGGAACAGGGATTTGATGGATGCTCAGCAAATGGAGTATGCCCGGTATGCGGTAAAGAGGTACTTCAAGATAGTCAGGGAAATTGGTTTTAAATGAAAAAATGGTTAATCATATTTCTAATATTTTTAACCTCTTGCGCGGGAACAAATTTCTGGGGGCCGCAAGAGGTTAAATTAATAGAGCATTATGATTTGCATTTCGTTAATATTAAAGTCAATGGTAAGTCGGGCAAACTTTTAGTAGATACAGGAGCTAGTAAATCCTTGCTGGATATATCCAAATCTGAAGAGTATGGATTTAGCTACATTTTGCTAGGTGAACAATATGTAGGATTAGGAGGGGTTACAGATATCTATGTCATTTATGACTATAAGATAGAAGGCCCTTGGGTAACATTTTTAGGAGCTGACCTAACACATATACAAGAATATTTTAATAGAGATGATATACACATAATAGGAATTCTAGGCGTGGACTTTTTGGAAGCCAATAATTGTCGATTGGATTTTACCAAAAATATACTAGAAATAAGATAAAAATGAAAATAGTTGATAATTACGAGGCCAAAATTTGGCTAGGACTTCGCGAGGGGTATACAGATACAATTGAAGATGCAAAAACTGTAAAAGGATTTATCGAAGGATGGTGTACAGGAAAAAAACAATGTGTTAATGTATCTCCCACAGAATTTATTTATGTGGATGGGAATGAACCAGGCTTAATTATTGGTTTCATAAATTACCCAAGATTCCCAATGAGCCAACCCGAAATTAAAAACAGGGCCATAGAACTTGCAACCCTATTGATGAAAAGATTTAAACAATATAGAGTTAGCATAACATTTTATCCTACTGTGCCAGGAGGAGTAATGATGCTTGAAAATGAAAAATTAAAATAATGAAAGCAATAAATCTAAAGCCTTATGTAGATGATCAGTTATTTTTCTTTATTGAAAAATTTAAAGAACATGGATGGAATCAAGAAGATACTCAATATGTTTGTAAGAAAACGGATCTTCAGGAATGGAATTTAGGAATTGTATTTTATTGTGAATTATTAGAATATACAGACGGGGGAAAGTATTTAAACATGATAACTCCTTGGGTTGCTGGAGAAATAGAAGTAAAAACTACAGATGAGCAAGAATTAAGAAAATATACTGCGTTTATAAGAAATGAATTAGATGAAATGAAATTGAACCCTTTTCATGATGAAGATTCATTCATGGGCTATTTTTCAAAAGAAGATCATAAAGGATGGACTAAATTAAAGTTCTATCTTAATAAACATTATCCAGAAGGGTATTGGGAAAATCATACTTTGTAATATATAGTTAAAGAAACGTTAAAAAAATGGAAGTCAGAAAAGGCGAACAAGTTCAGGTCGATCAGAAATGCCCTGTGTGTGGAAATGGATACATGAGACCAAATGGTATAGTTCAAGGAAATCAATATGAGCATTCATGTAATTCCTGCGGATATAAACAATCATTTTCAATAAGATACCCCTATTTTCCTGCTCAATGAATTTAAGTCAATTTATGGGATTTTTTATAGGGCCCTCTTTTTTTACCTATCATAGAGGATCTTATTTTATTCTTTTGTTCAATCGAGAGTTTTTTTCCTTTGTTCGGAGAAGTCCGACCTATGTGGGACTCACTCATTTTTTTCCTAGTTTCTTCAGATGGTATGATTTTCTTTTTAGATTCGCTAATTTTTTGCTTGGTTTCTATAGAATGAAATTTTCCAAATAGAGGGTGAGATTCACCCGATTTTAATCCTTTTTGAGCTTTTGACATGTTAGATTTCCAATCATCTGAAAAAACCCTTCCTTTATTAGGTCCCTCTCTTCCAGAAAGGGTCTGGCTTATTTTTTGCTTGGTTTTTTCACTTTTTGGAGTTCTTAATTTTTCTATGGTTTCTTTTGAATGGCAACCACTAATTCCATTTCCGCCTTTAGGACTTATATTATATCCATTAGGAACCAATGTATTATATTCATTAATCCATTTTTCTTGAGCAAAAAATGCATCTTCTTTTGAATTAAATTGCTCTAATATTTTTTTATTAAATATTTTTTTATTATATTTGTTATATGCTTTTTTTAACAGGATACCGCTTCCCATATATTGATCATCCAAATCATTGGTGGAATGATCCCCGACATATTGTTTACCATTGACTTTATTAGTTATTATATACACGTAGTGAAACCTTTTCATATAATATATATGCAAACTTATTAACTCTAAAATGAAAAATAAAAAAACAGGTCATAATATTGAAAGGATAATTTCCTTACCGATAAGTAAACTTATTGATACCAAATATAGAGACTATGCTCTCTATGCTCTTGAGGATCGAGGGATTCCCTCCTTTTATGATGCATTGACTCCAGTTCAGCGGTATATTATTATGAATACACCCGCTACCAAAACTAAAACATTATCTGTACTTGGAGAAGCTATCAAAGATGGATATCACCATGGAGATATGAGTCTGGGTAAAGCCATCTCAAAACTTGCCCGTCCCTTTGGATCTTCTATGAGAATTTTAGAAGGAGATGGATTCTTTGGATCCGAAGTATCTCCGGAGCCTGCTGCACCAAGATACACTTCTGTAAAACTTGGAAAAAAGCCAGGAGAAATAATCAAGGCATATAATTATCTTCAAGAGAGAACCGATGAAGGCGCATATAAACCAGTATGGATGGATTATCCTATTGGATTAGTTACTGGTATTATAGGTCTTGCTCCTGGATATAAAACCACCATACTTCCAAGAAAACTAGAAGATATTAAAGAATACTGGGAAGGTAAAAGAAAGAATGTCAAACCATACTTTACCAATTTCAATGGTAAAATACAGAGATATAAGAATCTAGAAAAAGCCTGGATTATAAGTTCCGATATTAATATTGATGGAAACAGAATAGAAATCAGAGAACTTCCTCCGGTAATGAAATATGCTTTAGCCATTAAAAGATTAGATTTTCTATTTAATCATTTTGATGGAAAAGTAAGGGTTTTAAACAACTCCAACACTACGGTTAAAGTAGATGTAATTTATTCTGGCAAAGATTCTAAAGAATTTCAGGAGATTGTTCAATTTGTAACTAAAGCATTTTCCGTTATTGTTACAGAAACCCCAGTTTTTATTAAAGATGGTCAGGTTCTTGTTTATGAAAAAATAGAGGAATATCTTGATGATTATAAATGGCAACTTCTTAGGCTTGATATGACGGATAAGGGGTATAAAATGAATTGGACTGATCGAGAATTAGAGTTCAATCGGGCTAAAAGATTATTTATACAATTCATCCTTCAAAAGCAAAGAACTATTGCTGAGGTTGATATTTTTCTAAAGCCATATTCGAAAGATCTTAAAGCCCGTCTTGAAGGAATGACATCTAAAAAATTTACTAAAGATGAACTAAGAAAAACTACTGAGACCATCAGTTTTCTAGAAAGTGAATTAAAGAGATTAACAAGAGAGCATACAAAGGCCAAAAAACTATACGAAGCCACCCCCGATCCGACAAGTAAACGAGGGATTACTTCTCGAAGGAATACTACCGATTTATTCGGTCCAGAAGATTTATCAGAAGATAACGGGATTCAGATTTGGGATGGCGAAGACCCATTCGAGAAATCTCTTGAAGTATTTGATGAATAATAAAATTATTTGATAAAAAACTCTGGGACTTAAAAACTTAAGTCCCATTGTTGTGTAAAAAGATCAAAGAACATTTAAAAACATAATTATGGCTAAAACAGTTTCCTTCACAGGAAAGAATGCAAAAACATTTTCTGCATGGCTTAAGAAATTTTCGTCAATAGAAAAATCTCTATTGATTGATATTGATGAAGCTAATCAATGCTTTAATGCTAAATCCTATAATGAGGAGAAGAGCGTGGTTAAATTCTCTAAGATTTCTTTTGTTGATGCTGGATTTACACACAAATCATCTGGAAATCCACAACTTATCCAAATGGGTATTTATGATGTTGTAAGGGTTATGAAATCATTGGATCACTTCTCGGCTGGAGAATTTACTATGGATATTCAATATAATGAAGTATTAGTTGAATCCACAACAAAACTTGCTGCAGCTTCTCTTTTGTTAAAGAGTGCTTCATTAAAGATGAAAATAGGATGTTCATCTTTAAAAGTATTCAATTACATATCTGATGATCTTTTTCTAAATCATATCGCTAATACCAATGTTATCACATTGTTTGATCTGCCAAATGTAACAATAGAAAGAATTAGTTCTCTATCAGATCTAGATAAGGAATATAAATTCTTGGAATTCTTAGTTAAAGATAAAAAGGTCTTTGTAAAGGGCAAGGTTTTTGAATTAGACATTGCAAACAATGGTGATGAAAAAGCATTAATTACAATTTATAAAGAACAATTTTCTAAATTGGATAATGAAACCTATTCTGTTAAATTTGGCGATGATAAACTAGTATTTGAGTCCAAGGATAGTGATACATTTACTGTATTATCTATGGTAGTTAAGGATGAAAAGTACGAGGAAGACGGAACTGAATTTTAGTATTTTGCATACATGAAGAGATAGGCGGATCTTACGGTTCGCCTATTTTGATATATAGAGAAAAAGTATTTCATGAATTTCTATCCCTTACTTTTAGAGGCAAAGCAATTTCCAGAGAGAAATGCGGTTCACCAAAAAATCGCATCTAGTTTAGGAGATAAGTATGCACCCCATAAAAATGGATACGAAAGATTTAAAAATCTAAAGAATGTATCTCTGGAAGAATTTAGAAAAGATATTGAAGAAGCTGCTAATGAATTAGGATATGAAGTACTTCAAACTCAGATAATTCCCCCCGGAAGGGAAAATCCCAAAGCCTTATCCGATACTTATAGCACAGTTCATGTTAAGCTAAAAGACCCATCTCAAAATGATTTTGGGCTCATTTTAACCCCGGTTTCGGGAAAGGGCAAGACCTCTACAGATTTTAAAGAGGGAATGGTATGTTTCTTTTTTGACTCCACGGAAGAATATGAACCATTTAATAAGGATGAAACTGCTGAAGAAGCATATATTCCATTATTAGAAAAAATCATTAAAGAAATAGAAAAAGATGGGATTAGTGGATTGGATCCTAAAGCTACTAAAGAGAATCTGGAATTTCTAAAAAATAGTTTGGTTGATTATGATCCAGGTGTATTGGATTCCGTATACAATGCAATGTCTATAGGAAATTATTTAAAAAACCATCCGGATATTGGTGATTGGTCTATTCATCGAGATAAATTATTTAACGATATTAAAAAAGCTGGTAAAGATGCTTCTGGATATCCGGAAGATAAGTGGTGTCCGATGGATGTAATATTAGTTAAAAGAGGAAGGGAACCAGAAATTTCTAATATTATTAAGGAAGCTAAAAATGAAAAAAGCAAGGAGCTTCAACTTGGGAAGATTAATGGACTATTCTTAGATGATCTAGATAGTAAAAATCCCGCAAGTTTGATTGCTGCAATATCATTAAAAGAACAAAAGGCTCGAGCAGGAAATGCTAAAAGCTATGTGGATAGTATTGAAACTCCGGAAGGAGTAGAATACAATCTAACTGATGAGGAGAAGGAATGGTTTGGTGATAATCCAAAAATTAAGGATGAAATAACAAAAATTCGAAAGAAAATTAAACAAGAAATTGCCAAGGATTCGGATAACATCTTTGTTCATAAAACTAAAGATCAAAATATCGGTAAATTTGGTGAAGGAATAGAAGATAAAGCCAACTATCTCGGTAAATATGGATCTTTAAAAATGTTGTTATTCTTCATAGAGGAAGCAGTTAAAAATGAAAATGTATTCATTGAATTAGCTTCTTATGGATTATCTCTTGGAGTTAATCCAACATTCTTTAAACTTATTGGTAATAACGAAGGAGACCCAGATAAAGTTGAGGATCATTTGGAGAAATTCCGTAGAGAAGGAGGTGTAGAACTATATCATGCACCAGGATCCGAATATGATGACAAGATATGGATTATTGATAATAATAAGGCTAGTAATGTAAAACTTATTTATTGGGTGGTATTTGATAGCTGGGTTTATGTGGTAAGCATTTATATACGATCCAATCAGCCAAAATCAAAAATAGCACAGGTCATTGTGGAAATAGAAAAATTTGATAAATTAAAAGATCTCCGTTAAAGAATCCAAAAGTCTGTAACACTTACAGGCTTTTTTTGCATCTAGGGGGTCCATACATATTTTGAGCCCAACAACTAAAATAAATTTTGAAGTTGGCTAGAAAAAAGAACCTTACGAAAGACGACCTTGAAGATGTGAGCATCTATGAGGATAAGTCAGCACAAACATTTTACGAATCTAAAGGGGGCATTAGACTTCACGACATTAAATTGGAGATCAAATGCGCCAACAAAAAACAAAAAGACCTTCGAAGGTCCATCGAAGAAAAACCGGTAACTATATCGACAGGACCAGCAGGAACAGGAAAGACCTACATGAGTCTACTTACTGCTCTACATCTCATGAAGACAGAACCAAAGTACAAGCGTTTGGTCTTAGTAAAATCCTTACAAACCATAAAAGGCGAAGAATTAGGATTCCTTCCAGGAACTCTCTGGGATAAAATGGAACCTTATATGTTTTCTTTTACCGGCAATCTGGATAAAATTCTTGGAACTCCATCGATAACAAAAGGGCTCATCGAAAAAGGAGTAATAGAAATTTTTCCCATTGCCTACATAAGAGGGGTTACTATGGACAACTGTATTGTAATTGTGGACGAGTCGCAGAACTTATCTATGCACACCTTTAGAACAATCATTACTAGAATCGGAAGGAGCTGCAAAATGGTATTTCTGGGAGATACAGAGCAGATTGATCTAAAAAACAAAGAACTATCTTGTTTGGAAAGGGTCTCCGAATTATTTCAGGGACAAGAATATGCAGGATCCGTTCCCTTTGTGGATGAAGACAGTGTTAGAAATCCTATTATTCCGGAGCTACTAAAATTACTAAAAGACGAAGAATAATTAAAAAAAGGGGGATACAAAAATTCCCCTTTTATTTTTTTATTAACCAAAAAATGATTATATTGCCCCTAGTGGAAGATGCTTCTAAATATATTGCGAGACCTAAATTGGATAGTAAACTAACTGAGGTTTACCGGGTTTACTATGACAAAAGCGGTATAAGTTTTGATTTATTTTTGTGGATTGAGGAAGCTGCATTAAATAACATGATTAAGAAAGGACACAAGCTTTTCAAAGCATATCCATTAGAGGGGTTTGAATGGCCTATCACAATTTGTAAAAATTAACAAAACCTTTTGGCAGATCCCTTCATAAGAAGTATAAAAAGAAGGATAAATGTCTAATATCAAATTTGAATTAACCAATATTGATCCGCATAATTGTACAACCGATGAATTAAAAGCGGAGATTAAGCGATTAGAGGATCTAAAAGATGAGTATAATGGGAAACAACATTCCATTAAAATTTTCATTAATTCTGTTTATGGAGCTACTGCTTCCATATATTTTACCGGTTACAATGTCTATGTAGCCGAAGCAATTACATTACAGGGACAAGACCTTATCTTCTTTGCAAACGAGATTCTAGATGATTATTTTCTAAATAAATGGCACCTTGATACTGAAACTCATGAAAAACTTGGATTAAAAAAAGTAACACAGGTAACCACCGACAGAGATACCGTAGTAGTTTATAATGATACAGACTCCACATATATGTCATTTGAACCAGTATTAAACTCGTGTGATTGGGGAGGCGATCCAAAAGATTTTATCTTAAAATTAAAAGAAGTTAAGCTGGATGCTTATTTTAATGAAGAGTTTGGAAAGTATGCAGCGAAATTCAATACCAAAAACATCCAGAATTTCGAATTAGAAAAGATTGCTTTTTCTGGTCTTATGATGGCTAAGAAAAAATATATTCTTGATACTGCATGGGCAGACCCGGGAATAAATTATAAAAAGTTGGAAAAGATTTCCTTTACTGGAGTAGAAATTGTTCAAAGCTCAACCCCAAAATTTGTTAGAAAAGTATTAAAAGAGCTTGTAAACTATATTTTTGATAAGGGAAAGGAATTGGATTATTCGGATGCAGTTAAGAGGATGAAAGAATATAAAGCTCAATTTGTAATGCAGGATCCTGATGATATTGCAAAAGGTGTATCAATCGGTGATTACGAAAAATATGTTTTGGATGATAGGAAAACAATAACTCTTGCGGATAAATGCCCAATTAATGTAAGATCATCTTCTGTTTATAATTATATGCTTTTCCATTCCGAATTTAAGAATAAGTATAATCTTATAAAAACCGGAGATAAAGTTAAATACTATTATGCAAAAGGAGATTATGAAGTATTTGCTTTTTTACCAGGCAATTATCCTTATGAATTTGCTCCTGAAATTGATTATGATCGTCAATTTGAAAAAGCAGTAATTGAGCCCTTCAATAGGTTTATCGAAGTATTAGGATTTAATCCAATACCCGGGAATTTAATCTATGCTAGATCGTTGTTTTAACATTTTTTTCATTATATTGCCCCTATGACTGTAAAACAAATATTAGAGAATCTGACTCCTGAAATTAAAAAGGAGATGGAAACCATCTGGTTTACCGCGGATCTACACCAGGGTCACCCTAAGATTGTGCCTATTTGTAATCGTCCTGTATATCTTGATAAGGAAAGAACCGAATATTTTGCAAAAAAAGAAGCTGAAATATTGGAATCGAAACCATATTTCAAAATTTGGCAAGATAGGGAATGGAGAGAAGATATGAATAAAATCCATGACCAGTGGTTGGTCAAGGAAGTCTTCAATAAATGGGTGGGCAAGAAGGATACAGTTTTTATTCTTGGAGACCTTTCGATGGCAAAGAGACAGGAAGCTGAGAAATTCGTGGATAGGCTCAATGGTAATAAGACTCTTATATTAGGTAACCATGATGAGAATATAAAAAATTCTACCAGATTTTCTCAGGTAACTCAGATCAAGGAGTTCAAATTCAAGAGACCCGGAGTTGAAATACGAATAGATCTTTGTCACTATCCAATGGCTTCCTGGCCATCTAAACCTAATGGAGGATGGCAATTGTACGGACACGTCCACGGGAGATATCAAAACCGAGGTCTTTCCATGGATGTCGGGATTGATAATTCCGAAATAAACTGGAGACCTATTAACCTTTATGAACTTACCCTTCTCATGAAAGAAAAGGAAAAAGAATTTGGTGAAGGGGTCTATTACGATAATGGATTAGACGGGATTGATTAATCCCGTTTTTTTATCTTGGATAAATATAAAAATAGTCCACTAATATGTTAGTAAGAGAATCTTTAATTACTGAGAAAAAACAGCTGCAGCTTTCTGCAGGATTAGCTATAATTCAAAAGGGAGCAATTCTTTTAGGTCACCCAAAAGGACAAGAATGGTATGGAACTTATTCTATTCCAAAAGGTCATGTTGAAGAAGGAGAAGATTTAGTAGAAGCTGCTATTAGAGAAACCAGGGAAGAAGTTGGCATAACTATTGATCCCGAAGCTATTTTAAATCCAACCAAACCAGATTTTATTGATTATAAGGATAAAGAAGGTAATCTTTATAAAAGAGTTTATTATTTCTTTGCAGCTCCAAAGGATCCCATCAAACAATCACAAATTATTCCGGATAAGGCCGAAATTGACTGGGCTGGATTTATTCTTCCCGAAGATGCTGAGGCTCGTATTTTCTGGAGGCTAAAACCTGTTCTTGATCAGATGGAGGATTATCAAGAGCTAGCTGATCAGCTTCAAAAAGATGAGGAAGAAGCAAAAGATGAGGAAGTAGACACAGAAGCTGAAGGTGAAGATATAGTTTCTAAAGAAGAAGCTGAAGGGGAAGAAGAAAAAGGAAAGAAAAAGGAAGAGGACGAAATAGATTTAGAATTATAAAAACTTTCCCCCGTAAGTCCATAAAATAATAAACAATTATATTATGGCAAAAAAGACTTCTGTGAAAAAAGGAGAACCTGGGAGTTTCTCCCAGTTGAATGATTTTCTAAATACCATCGCCCCAGATGGTGAAATCCTTGATATAAATCCCATTGCTAAAATTGATGAATGGATCCCTACAGGATCTTATATTCTTAATGCTGCATTGTCAGGATCTTTATTTGGAGGACTACCCAACCGAAGATCCCTTGTATTAGCTGGGGAAGAAGGAACTGGCAAAACATTTATTGCAATGAGCATTGTTAGGCATGCTCAACAAATGGGATATGATGTAATTTACTTTGATTCTGAAGGCTCTATAGACGTGGATTTTGTAGCAAAACTTGGGGTAGATACTTCAAGGGTTCGTCTACAGCCGGTGTATACTGTGGAAGAATTCTCTCATATTGCTGCTCAAATAACAGGACAATTCGAGGATGCTAAAAAGAGGGGGGAAGAACCGCCAAAGATATTAGTGGTATTGGATTCACTTGGAAACCTTTCATCCATAAAAGAATCGGAAGATACCAAATCCGGTGATAATAAAAGGGATATGACCAAGCAGCAGGCCATTAGAAAGCTCTTTCGAGTAAATGGTCTTCAATTTGCAAAATATGGTATTCCTTTTGTAATTAACAATCATGTTTATGATTCAATGAGCATGTTTACCGCTAAGGAAATATCTGGGGGTGGTGGTGTAAAATATAATGCGTCTATTATATTCCAGCTCGGAAAGGGAAAATTAAAGGATGACGAGTCAGAAAAGAAAGCGGAGAAAAAAGGTGTGGACGCTGTAAGAGTGGGAGTAACTATTTTTGTTACCCCTATAAAACAGAGATTTGCCAGACCCATCAAGGTTCAATTTCATATTCCATTTTATAAACCTATTAATCCTTTTGTTGGATTAGAGCCATTCGTTTCATGGGAATCAGTTGGTATTATTAGGGGGAGGTGTATTAAAGAAAAAGAATTCATTAAATTATCTCCGGCCGATCAAAAGAAATGTAAATATTTCGAAGTTACGCCGGAAAATGAAAAAGATGATGGAAAAAGATACGCAAACCCCAACCCAAAAGCATTTTTCTTAGTATGTAAACATCTTGGGGGAGAAATCCCTTTGGCTGAATTATTTACAGAAAAAGTATTCTCAAAAGAAATTCTGAAAGAACTTGATGAGAAGGTCATCAAACCAACATTTATGTTGCCTTCCATTGAATCCCTAGAAGATTTAGCAGAAATCACTAAAGAACTAATCGATGAAGGGGATCAAGAAGGAGAAGATTAAGATTAAAAACCTTATTGGTATAGTTGATAATCCGACCCACGAAGATCTACTTTTTGAAATCGTATCTTTTTTAGAGCGTGAGGATCGTCTTGAGGACGAATTCAATAAGGAAGAAGTAAGTCTAAAAACTAGATGTCGAATTAAAGAAGATCTAGAACTAGACCTAAGGGTTCTTCAGGATTCTGGATTCATCGAGCATAAGGGATGGACCAAGTATCAACTCATAAAACATCCATGGTAATGAAGCTAACAGGAAATTTTATTCATTATGGTAAAGAAAATTTGAACGGCCGTATCTACACCAAAGAATGTGCGGAGAAAATGGTTGAATACTTTAATATGAAGAAAAAAGGTCTTGCTGAAGCCCCTGATGGAATGTCGGGGGGAATGGACCCAAATAATCAGTGGTTTCAATGTGATACGATGCTAGGTCAGCTAGGATATCCCAAAGAAGGAAATTTTTCGAATCTAGCTAACGTTTCTCATGAGGTGAAGAAATTCATTTGGATGAAAAAAATAATACAGTCGCTGGAACTATTCGTATATTGGAAACTCCTGCGGGAAAAACTGTTAAAACAATACTGAATGAAATATCCCATGGAAGTCCAACGGGTTTATATTGCAGACCTAGAGCAATAGGAACAGTTAATGAAAACAAGGAAATAGAAATAGAACAGATTATTTCTTTTGATATAATTGCTGAATCCGACGCATTTTCAAACATAAAAGAAAACGATTTTTTAAATATTAAAGAATGAAATACAACAGAACATTAGTAGTAAATTTTTTCGCAGGGCCAGGGACTGGTAAATCCACCACGATGGCCCATTGTTTTGCAGAATTGAAATGGAAAGGCTATGATTGTGAGATGGCCACCGAATATGCAAAGGATAAAGTTTGGGAAGGATCGGAACATGTATTAAATAATCAATTCTATGTTTCTGGAAAACAATATCACAGGCTGAAGAGATTAGAAGGAAAAGTTCAAATTATATTAACAGATTCTCCATTACTTCTTGCAACCTATTATGGGAGGAAAGAGCCTCAGGAATTCAGGGATCTTCTTATAAAGTATCATGAAACATTCGAAAATCTGAATGTTTTTCTTAGAAGACAAAAGGATTATAATCCAAACGGGAGATTGCAGACATTAGAGGAGGCAAAAGCTATTGATGATGAATTTTATAATATGGTGGGATCACAAAGAGGGGATTTATTAGAAATTGAAGCAACCAAGGATAATGTCAATACAATCGTTGAAGTTATTGAAAAAAAATATAAAGAAGAATTACCATTTTAACAAACCCTATTGATTCTAACAGAACCCTAAAGAAGCAAGAAATTATAAAGATAAATCGTGTGTTTAATATTCAAGTCACGATCTAATTAAAATAATTCAAAAAGAGTGATCCAGGCATATCAAGAGCAAATATTTTGGCATTATATTTTAGGTAATAAACTTTATCTAAATACCGCTAAACCTGAATTCTTCACGAATCCGACATTGCGGGAAATGTTTGGGATAGCAAAAGAACATGCCGAAAGGTATGGGGATGCTCCGAAAAGAGAACAAATGGCGGAGCTTGTTAGAGTCAAGGGCGCCAATGAAATTATATCAGAAGACATTATAAATGCTCTATACAATGCAAAAGAACAGCTAAAATCATACGATCCAAAGTGGCTTGATGAAAATGTAGGTCCTTGGATTAGAATACGTAATTTGGACAATGTGATGCGTAAGGCAATCGCATTTATGAAGACCTCTCAAATTACTGCAGAAAATGCCGCGGAGACTGTAGAAAAAGTCCGCAGTATGTTAACCTCAGAAACTGCAATTGATTTTGATTTTCACTTAGGATCCGACTTCTTTGACGCAGCATCCCACCTCCAAACTAGATTAGCAAGAACTTCTACAGGATATGATTATATCGATACATGTATGAAGGGTGGTTATTGGAAAGGCTCCTTAATAGGGTTTCTCGGAGGGCCAAAGAGTGGAAAATCCCTATGGCTAAATAATCTTGCAGCCAGGTCCGTTTCTGGAGGATTTAACACAGCTTACATTACTTTTGAGCTTCAGGAAGAAATAGTAAACATGCGTATTGGATCCAACTTGCTTGAGATCCCAATGGATGATTATGAAAAAGTAACAGAGGATCAGGACTTATTAAAAAAGAAGTTAAACTCGCTTAAACAAAATGCTTTCAAACCTCTGGGAAGCTTACATGTAAAAGAATTTCCATCATCAACTGCTTCAACCAATGATATTACTACCTATCTTTTAAAGGTACAGGAAATGCTTGGTATTAAATTTGACAACGTCTTCATAGATTATATTAATATCATGAAGAATTGGAGAAACCCAAATACGGAAAATACCTACATGAAGATTAAACAGATATCAGAAGATCTTCGTGCAATGGCAATGGAACATGATTGGGCAGTAATTACCGTAACTCAAACAAACAGAGGGGGATGGGAAAATGAAGATCTAAATATTACCAACGTTTCAGAATCCGCTGCACTTATTCATACGGTTGACATGTTATTTGGTATCATTACTTCCGCAGAAATGAAAGCAAGATCCGAATATTATCTAAAATGTTTAGCCAATAGGGTTGCAGGATTAGAAAATACGAGGAAACGTTTTACACTGAATTGGAAATATGCAAGGATAGAAGAAGATAAAAATGCTCAGATTGAAGACATGGATTTTATATTGAATAGCACCGTTGGCGGACATACCAGACAAAGAGGAGGGGCTGGTTCACAAAGCCAAATAGCTGCTACGGTTGGAAGCAATATTGATCCAGATAAACCAACAGAAACTATAAACCAGTCACCCAAAGAAGATAAATCAGGAAATAACTTATTTTGATGAAATTTAATGTGATAAATACCCTAAAAATATCACATTATAATGACAGAATACGAAGATGATTTTCTGGAGGATGACGAATCTAAAGAAATAATGAAAGAAGACAAAATTATTAACAATTCCTATAATACGGGAGAGCTCGAATTCGAAGCTTTTTCGGGAGAAATGAAGATAGATTCCAGAGTGGCTGCAAGATATGACGATCAGCATAGTGATAATATGTTTGAAGTTCAGACATTGAAGGCCCTGAATGAGGAAATTTATCAGATCTTTCAGCAATCCCCATTTTTGGAAAAATATAAGAACCCCAAAAGAGTGGACAAGAGTGATATGGTAAAAATGTATTACTATTTTAAAGAAAGGCTTGTAAAAGAAAAATCTTATTCTAGCTCACAAATCTTTATGGGTTTCGCCGAATTTTTCCAAATAAATTATGACCAACTCTATGGGGAAATAGGAGTTATGGACAAAGAAAATCTCTTAAAAGAACTTCATAATCATCAAGGATTATCCAGCAAGATCCAGACTAAGAAACTTTTCTAAGATAAATAAAGAAAAATCATCTTATGAGAGCTAAAACTATAAATGAATATGGATCTATGGGAGGATATCCTCTAGGAGCGGCTGAAGATCCTCGCGCCCCATGGAACGAAAAAGAAGACGACTCAAATTTTGAATTAGATTTGGATGATCAGGAGCTTTCTATTAAAAGGAAATACAATTATTCTGCCGAAGATGAATGGGATGAGGAAACGGGATATATTGATCCCGAAACTTTCGATCTTTTTGCAGCTGAACAACTAGGAATTAGTGCAGAGGATAAGTGGGAGGAAGAAGATTATCTAGAAATTCAAGGAATTGAAGACCTCTCCGAAGATAGTTTCAGATTCATTACCAGCTGGGGAACATTCGAAGCAGACATGGGGGATTTAATAGATATGACCAATCTATTTTAACGTTTCTCTAACATTTAACGTTTTTATATCTGGAAACTTTTCATTATAATTGAGTAAAATTATTTTACACTCATTTTTAACGAAAACATCTAATATGAAGAAAATTCTAAATCTACTTTTTTTATTTGTAGTGCTCACTGCAAGTTCAATTTTTCTAACTTCTTGTGAAGATCCTATACCTCCACGCCCGGATTGTGAAATCAACAGCTACGGATCTGTAACAGTTAAAAACTCTACAGGTTATAATGTATGGGTTGACGTTACGTGGGGAAGTATGTCTGAAAACTACGAAAAACTACTTTACAACGGTAACTCATATAAATATACTCGTGTTCAAGCAGGAAGTATTGAATGTTGGGTATCCTTTGATGGATATGATTGGGCTTATAATTATGAAAGCTTAAGTTCATGTGAGGATTTAACATATACATGGTATTTAACTGGGAAAAAATCTGCCAACGGATGTCCATTTGTTTTGGATATCGGAAATGGCGAATTAGTAGAACCTAATTTAGTAACCAAATAATTATAAAATGAAAAGAATTCTATTATCAATAGTTGTGGTCTTTACGATGCTTTTTGCTACAACTTCAGAGACAAAAGCACAAGGAGCAGTATTAGTTCAAGGAGGGTATTCGTGGTCTGAAGGCGCAGTAGCCGCAGGTTATCAGTTTGGATCTTTTTCCACTACATTGGGATATATGCCAACTAAAATGCCCGGCGATGGCAGCCCCGTATCAGGCGTAGTATGGAATATTAAATGGGGTCCTGAATGGGATGAGTCCGGATATTATTTAAGTTATGCTTTAAATACTGTCGGCTATCGTTCTCAAATGTCTTATAACGGGGGAGCATGGACAGATAGTTATGTAGAAGCTATGAATATCATTTCGCTTGGATATAAAGTAGGAGACTATTCTTGGTATTTGGCTGCTGATGTAGGATATGGATGGAGCGCTTCCGGATCAGGAACTTCGTGGGGTATTACATTAGGATTTCCATTATTGGGTAATTAAGATTTAACAATATAGTAAGATACAAAAGCCTGGGACTTAAAACTCCCAGGCTTTTTTTGTGTAAAAAGAATAAGCTTAATACTTAGATATGAACATTGAACAGATTGAGTACAAAGTACCTACCCTAGACATACCTTTTAATAGAATTTTTATGATATCCGACCTCCATTTTGGGGTTAGAGCTAATTCAATTGAGTGGTTGGAAAACCATCTCGATTTTTTTTATAAATTCTATATTCCATACCTAAAAGAAAATTACATTAAAGGAGATGTATTGTTCATTTTAGGTGATTGGTTTGACAATAGGCAATTACTTGATATTAACGTAATGAATAAATCTATAGATCTAATATTTGATCTATCAGATATTCTTCCTGTTTATTTCATGACAGGAAATCATGACATTTACAAGAAAAATGATACTGATGTCAATTCATTAGCTGCATTTAGATTTATACCAAACGTAACCATATTTGAAGATCCGGTAATAATTAAACATAATAATTCCTCTATACTTGTTTTGCCGTGGATTGGTTCAGGAGAAAAAGAAGAGGCCTACGCAAAAGCAAACAAAACAGACTACATCTTCGCCCATACAGATATCGCAGGATTCCAATATGATAATGGATTCAACATCAGAAAAGGGGCAAGATTAAAAAGGCTGCCAGGGGTAAAAGCCCTTTATTCCGGTCATATTCACAAGAGGCAGGAGCATAAAGATTCTGTTTATATCGGATCCCCTTATTCTACAAAAAGATCTGATATTGGGAATAAGAAGGGGGTTTATATGTTAGATCCTCACAATCACGAACAAGTATTCAAGCCAAATACTATATCCCCAATATTTCAAAGAATTCCTCTGGAAGAGTTGATGGAGATGACATTAGAAAAGGCTTATAGAGCTCTAGAGAATAATTACACAGATATTATTGTTCCTGATAAATATATTCATTTATTTAATCTTACTAGATTTATTGATCTCCTGAGCGATTGCCAATATAAAAGGCTTGAAACTCGCGGAGAAAAGAATCAAATAGACGATTCATTCAATGAAATTTTAGATGGTGAAGAAATAAAGGATATTATAACTCTTCTGGAAAATTCCATAGAAAGTACAGAATATAATATGGAAATGATTGTTAAATTAAAGCTTCTTAATAGAGAATATCACGAGAAGGCAACAAAACTTGAAGAGGAGCTTACCTAAAATTAAAATTAATATTATGGCAAAAGATTACATCCCGGATTATCAGCAATTTCCATCCGAATTTCTTTCAGATGGTGATATGTATCAGATTTTTTTATCAAAAGGACTTCCAATAGGCCGTATGATCGGTGGATCCAAATCTGGATATAGAGACGCTCATCCTGATAATATCATAGTATTTAATGCTAATATTGTCATAGAAACTAGGGGAAAGGTATGGCATGGTGATCTAGATGTAACTCTAGATGAAACAAAATTAAAAGAAGTTGCTAACGCATTGGAAGAAGATTTGTATATCCTTTCAGAATATGATGGCAGATGGGAAAATGAAGACAAACCTGCTAAGGAATTAATGAAATCAGCAAAAGCAATTATAAAATATTAGATAATGAAACTACGCAGCATTTCTTGGAGGAATATCGGACCATATGGAAATAAACTTCAAAAGTTAGAACTTTCTGATGAAGGAGGTCTGTGGATGGTATTGGGAAAAAATGGCCATGGAAAGTCATTTGTAGTAAATCTCCCGAAGATACTCTATTATGGAAAACTTGACGGATTTTTGAAAGAAGAGATTGCAAATAGGCTAAATAAACATGGCTGGGTTAAGGGAGAGGTAGAAGTTAGTCCAGGTAATCTTGTAACAATAGAAAGAAATATTTCACCTCAGGAATTAAAAGTTCACAAATATAGGAAGGGGGAAGAACCCAATGAGAAGAATGATATAGGAAAGGCCGGGATTGCTAATTATCAGGATTATATTGATTTAGAAGTTACCGGACTTCCATATAATATATTTTCCAATATTATATCTTTATCAGTAAATGATTTTAAGTCATTCATAGCAATGACACCAAAAGATAAGCGTATTATTATTGACAAGCTTTTTGCCATGGAGATCATAAACAAAATGAACGATATGGTTCGGAAAGATCTCCGGGATATTAAAATCAATATAGATCTTTATGATAGGGAAATTAAATCATTAAGCACCTCTATCAAAAGTGCTACAAAGGAATTAGAAAAACTTAAGGATAAGGTTAAGGAAGATAATAGCAAGAAAATAAAGGAAATAGTAGACCGGATGCTTGCTATCAAACCAAAATTCGCAGAAGCTCAGGAAAAATTAAAAGAAGCAAAGAATAAGGAAACTGCGATAAAAAATGCGAAGGAATCATTTATTTCTCAAAAGCAAAAATTAGAATCTGATATATCTAGCCTTGATGAAAAATTGGATCTTTACAATAAAGATCAGTGTCCTACTTGCGAAACCCCATTTTCAGACAAGAGATTCTCATTAATAAAAGAAAATCTTAATGAAGAAAAGGAGGAAAGAGAGAAGAGCTATAGAGAATTGCTTGAATCTTCCGCTTCTAAATATGATGAAACCCTAATAAAAATTAAAGAGAGCATACAAAAACTAAATCAGTTTCTTATTCAAGCAAAATCCGGATATGAAAATCTCAATGAAAGATTAGTAGAGCTTAAGGAATCCAAGCCAGAAGAGTTTACTTCAATAGAAAATATCATTTCAAAAAATACAATTCAGATCAGTAAGAAAGAGGAGGAAAAAGTTGATCTTGATGAAAATTTTAAGTATATGGCGGTATTAGAAGAATTATATTCTGATTCAGGGGTAAAGAAAAAAATACTTGAAAGCTATCTTCCAACGTTAAATAAAGAAATTGAATTTACGCTGAATGAACTACATTTCCCATATAGTCTTAAATTTGACTCCGATTTTGAACCCCAGCTGGAGCATCTAGGGATTGATATAAATGTTGGCACCCTATCCACCGGAGAAAAAAAGAGGGTGGATCTTGCAGTTCTAATCTCTATTATTCGAATGCTAAAAAGAAAATATCCGTCCCTTAATATTTTCATGCTCGATGAGGTTTTATCTTCAATTGATGGCGATGGAATTTATGACATTATCGGTCTTCTTCAGAGAACTGCAAAAGAAATGAAGATGAATATCTTCATAATCAATCACTCTCCCTTACCTATAGAACATTTTGCCTATAAAATAGAGATCCAAAAAAATGCAGGATTTTCGGATCTACAGGTGGAAAAACTTGATGAAGAAATAATAGAATTATAATTGGGATAAATAAAGAAAATGTATCCCGTAAATGGATTATAGTTGGCTTGACCGTCTACCGAGAATTGAAAAAGAGAAAATCCCCGAACCTGTAAAGTATTGGGCTCTTTATGCTAAATCTTTCTATGAAAATTTTCTAGCTCTTATTGATAATCCGAGACGTCTGAAAAAAGCTACAGTCAGGATGCTCGAAAAACTTAATACACCAGAGGAAAAAGATGCACTTTTATTCTTCTTTCGAATCCGGAGGGATGAACTAGATGGTATTAACCTCTGGGAATCTCTGAAATCTAAATATGCTAAGATGCTAAAAGAAAGCCCGGATATGATAGAGGCTGATAATCTTAGTATTATAAGGCCCGGTACCCCGACATTAGGGACCGAAGAATTTCAATTTCCGTTTGGATATTATAATGGAACTATGCGAATTGGAAAATTGAGGGGGATTCACCCAGATATCTACAATTTATATCCAGATATGGAGGGGTTCAAAGGAAGAATGTCGATGGAATATGCCGGAAGAGTTTGGATAAATGATCGAATTATTTCATTCTGGGATTATCCACCGACTAAAGAAAAACTTATAGAAATTATAAGAGATATAGAGGAGGAGTTTAGAGAAAAGTATAAAAAACCCCTTTATATAAATGAGAACGACTGGTATATAGAAATAATTGATAAAAAGCTTAGCAGAAAAAAATTCAATGATTCTTCTTGGGGGGATTGGGATCAGGCAGAAAATGCTACATTGATAAAGATTAAAGATTATACGGGAAGCGGGGAATGGTCAATCGAATTGAGATCCGGCCCTCATATAGCAGTTCCGGCTAAAACCGGATTTGGTTCTAGACATCCTAAATATCAATCAACACAAAAAATGAAAAGATATATGTGGGCAGAAAATTTAGTTCCTTCATTTAAGGAGTTTTTAAATGAGGATATGGGAAATCTAAAGAAATTTAATCTCCCTAATCAAATCATCAGACGAATGACCTCGTCAGGAGGATGGGGATCTGCTGGAAGAGATTCAGAAGTCGAAATAATTGAAGTTCCAAAAGATCCCAAGAAATTTTCAAGTGTTTTAAAAACCGATTTCAGGGGAGGAGTAATTACAGTAGATGGAATTCCGAAATATTTTTTTAAAAGAGAATCTGAAAGAAAATTTGAATTATATGATTTAGATTCAATTAGAAAATACGAGGATGATGAATATAAGAGAAAGAAAGAAAGAAAAGAAAGAGAAAGACAGAGAGAGCTGGAAAGACAAAATGAAAATCTGAATGAAAGAGGATATCATAATTATCAGCCTGGACTAAAAGGTAGTTATTCCGGACAAGGTTTATCAGAATTTATTCAGGGATTGGATGGTGATGTTACAGTAGAGCTAATACGTGGGGATAAAAAGAGGGGGGAAACACAGAAGGAAAGAAGTAAAGCTCGACAGGAAAATCCCGATCCTTTAAAACCTGGAGATATTGGATGGAGCCATTCAAGTTTATCACAACAACAAAGATATAAAAGATATTCAACTAAGAAAAGACTAGGGATTGACAAAAAAGTTGATGATGAGAAAGAAAAACTCAAAAAATCCGTTATGGATAATTTTGATTCAGTATTAGATGACATTATAGATGATCTAAGAAAGGGGTATGCATGGAAAGCAAATAAGGAAGATATCGGTAAAAGTTTATTAAATGGAATTGATATATCTAGTTTTGCTAGACTGGCAAAAGCTTATGATGCTGTAGAACCCAAATCTGGTGCTTCCGGACAAGATGCTGCCAAAGCATCAAGAGTGCTTAAACAAACCGGATACTTATAAGAATATTTTCAAAAAAGATCAAGGCTCTAGAAACTCTAGGGCCTTTTTTATGTAAGATAGGTATGGATCTAAAACAGTATTTTGAAGACTTCGAGGAATCATTTATGCCTCCAAATTTCTCATGGAGAAAAGGACAAAGAGAAGCAATTCAACAAATAATAGAGGCCTATTATGATAAAGATTATCATACAGTTATCTTGGATGCTCCGGTTGGATCTGGAAAATCATTGATTGCTATGTGTGCCTCTTGGATATTAAATCAAATGGGGCATGATGGATATATTTTATCCTCTGATATTTCTTTACAAGATCAATATGAAAAGGATCTGAACAAATTTAGAATGTCATGGGGAAGTGTAAAAGGACTTGATAACTATGTTTGCACCGATAACTTAGAAAAAACCCCTCTAGGAACTTGTAAGATACAGGGGAAAGATCCTAAGAAATTTCCATGCTATATTGATTGCCCATATTATTCTGCAAGAGCTAAAGCCTCAAATAGTCAAACAGCCATGCTTAACTATGCCTATTGGCTTGTTATGATGAATGACGTCAACCCCAAGATGGATGAACCATTATTTCCTCCAAGGGATTTTACTTTTTGTGATGAGGGTCACAAGATTCTAGATATCATACAAAATTCATATTCCCCAAAAATTTCTCAGAAGATTGCAGAAAAAATAGAAAGATTAGCAGAATTTTTTGAAGTTCATAAAATGGGAAATTATCATGAAGATGTAAGCACTATAAAAATTGCTATACATGAAATGAAAGACGAGGAAGATCAAAATAAACTCCTTGGTCTCATTGCTAGAATAGCCCTTTCCATAGATAATTTTAAAGAACCAATAAGTATTTTTAGAAAATCCGTCAAAGAAAAATATCCAAAGAAACCGCCAAAGGAATGGAGAAAATCATTATGGGCTTCAGATTGGCTTATGAGTTTTCAGGATAAATTAGTGGCTTATGTAAAAATTCTCCAAAATACAGATATTAGAAATCTTATAAAAAATCCTAATGGGGATCAGATAGTATTCAATTGTCTAGAGGAAAGATATCTAATGCACAAATATTTTCACAAACATACGGGATTTACCGTATTAATGAGTGCCACTTTTTCAGATCCATCTTCATATCTAAAAAGTATCTCTTTAAATGGAGCAAAATATATTCGATTAGAAAGCCAGTTTAATTTTGATAAATCCCCAATCTATTTTTATAATAGGAGGAAGATGTCATACAATTATATTGAACAAAACCTCCCATGGCTTCAACAAAAAGTAAATGAGATTATTAATAATCATGAAGGCGAATCCGGTTTGATCCATTCAGCATCTTATAAGTTATCGATGGACATATTTAACGGATTATCTCCGGAGAATCGTAAACGTGTCCTAATCTATAATGGAACTGAAGAAAAACGACATTTCTTAGAAGATTTGAAATTAAACACGGACAAAATATTATTGGGTCCATCTCTTCTCGAAGGTTTAGATATGAAAGATAATTTCGGTAGATTTCAGATATTTGCCAAAGTTCCATATCCTAATTTAATGGATAGATTAGTTAAGGCTAAAATGGATCTAGACCCTATGTGGTATTCATTTAAAACTAGTATTTCCATATTACAGGGGATTGGAAGAATTGTCAGGAATGAAAATGACTGGGGGGTTACTTATTTTCTAGATGCCTCGCTTTCCGATCTTATTCATAAAAATAGAAAATTATTTCCTCTGGATTTTTATCAAAGGATCCAGGCAATTTCCGAATAAATGCCAGGACAAGTTCAATGTGTAAAAAAAGTTAGATTTTTTTCAGAGTGGGTTGCTCAATTGAGGGCTGACGATATAAATCTTGAATATGGATATGAAAAGGTATTTGTTTATAAATGTAATTGTTGTCAGGATTTTCACTTAACTAGTCAGAATCCCATGAATAAATAGAATGAATGGTCGATGATCGTGAACATAAGTAGTTGGCCTGGATTGGCCTCCTTAATTTAATGGCAGAATGGCGGTATTAAAAAGATGGAAAGATTTAAGCAGTGAGGAAACTAGAAAAATTCTAGATTTCAAACCACCAAAGTATTGTAGATGGTTTTATCACTTTTATAAAAAATATCTGGGGGTAACGATTGTTTTTTCCATATTATCAGTTGCTGTTCTAGGAATTATTTATAACAATAGCAATTTAGAATTCTGGAATTTATTATTAGGAATTTTCTTCTTTATAGTGGCTTTAGGACTGTGGGCATTATCATCTTATCTAATACAGCATTTATCCACAAAGAAATTTGCTAAATCCATGGGATTAACACTTGAAAATTGGAATTATTTAACTCAGGGCATGTCCTGGTGGGATTATTGATATATAGATTATGGCATTATTTCAGAAATATAATAACGAAAACATTTTAATAAGGGCGGTTATCGCTGGCCTCCTTGATGTTTTGAACAATCATATCCAATATAATCAAGTATGGGGTAATGATCCTATAGAAGATATAGAACAAATTAATGTTCCCTGGTATTATAACCAATCTGGGGATCAGCGTTTTATGCAAGACTTCTATACCCATTATGGAGATTGTGTTCCTCCAAGACCGGTGGATGGCAATTTTGATATGATCCCGAGGGGAGTCATTACTTACTCCGGCTCTGATATCGATTCACAAAGAATTACATCCAGATATGTACAAGGCCGCTATGTTAAAGAGCTTGATGGCAAACTCGAAGGATTTGTTTCCTATCTCTATTCGATTCCTCTAAATGTTAGTTTTGAATGTGAATTATGGGCGGATACAGAAATTACTGGTTTAAAGATTGAACAAGAAATCAGAGAGGTATTTTATAAAAATATCACTTATTATGTTTATTATAAGGGGATGAGAGTAGGATGCACCGCTGGATTTCCGGAAAGAGTAGGAATTGATAAAAAGATACAATATTCCCATGATGAAGAAAACAGGGTCAAAATTACATTTCAGGTCGAGGTAGAAGCTTATCAACCTGTATTTGATCCAACGACTGAAATGCCAGCAAATAATAAAATAGGAAGTTTTGGCGTTAATCTATACGATGCGGGTGAGAAAAACTATGGAGCAATAGAAGTAAAAACCCCATCCAATGGTATCACTATTCCAAAAGGAAATCCATTATGGATTGAATGGGTATTCACCAGAGAAGGTGGAATAATGAGAAATGTAAATGTAAGATGGCTTCTTGTAGGGGATAATGATTATCATAATATAGAGCTTGGAGCTCCAAATCATGAATATTATATCTGGAATGTACCAGAGGATTTTACTAATTTTAAGGAACCCGACATTCTCTGGGAAGAAAATTCTTCCATAGCCGTATCTAGAATGCCTCTTGTATCAATCATTCCAGATATAACTACTGGAGAAATTACGGAGGATTCATTTAAAGCCTTTTCAGAAGGGTATTTCTTATGTCCATCTCCGGATGCATCTATAAATATTCAATTAGAAATGAAAGATGATTCCGGACAAACTTTTTATACTGAAGATGGGAAGGTCTGGGCTAATATAAGATATAATAAATTGGACACTACAAATCCAGTAACTATCTCCTCTGATACATCTATCTGGTTCCCAGGAACCGTAGACTATAAAAAGATAGATATCAATATTTCTAATGCTACCAATGATGATGTATTTGGGGTAGCGGGGGATCTAATCATCGTATAATACGAAAAAGGGAATAAAATTGGCATAAGCCATAAATATATAGAAAAATACAATTTATCAAATAATTGAACGAGCAATGATAGAAAAAATTAATTCTTTAAAGAGCAAGACGGAAAATAAAAACGTGCAAGCTTTATGTCAAAAAGCTTCCGCCTCTCTTAATTCCGGAATTTACGAAAGCATGCCTTCCCAAGCGAGGGTAGAGTTTGAGAAAGCGATAGTTAAAAACCTTTTTGAAGGTCTTTCTTCTGTGAAGGATGAGCCAACTCAGGAATGGCTAAAAAATACAAAAAGGCTTTGGGAAGTTCGCAACCTAGGGGTTAGGGATGCTATTAATACTTTAATGGATACTGAGGCTAAGGAAAACGCTAGTCTAAAAGAAAGTCTTAACTATTTTGAAGAACAGCTTGAATCCCAGCCAGAGGCTCTTTTATATGAGAGCTTTATATCCGCTATGCAATCATTCCACTATTTTCCAAAAGTTGGAAATGCTATAAAAGCAATTAAGGATAGAGTAGATACTTACGAATCTGATGTTTCTATAACTAAGATTATGGAAACTATGAAAAAATCTAGAAGTAGTTATCTAGTTCCTGTAATTGAGGATCTCGTTCAAAATTACCTTGATGATAAGAATACGCAAACAAAGAGTTCTTTAAAAGAGGGGCTTATTAAATTTTCTTATGATCCTTTCGTAAGAGACCTTATCAATCTCGTTACAGTTGATGCTACAAATCTTCAATTAGAATATGCTAACGCCACCTGCGATATGGAGAAAGTTTATTCTCCGGTTCTTTATTTAGGTGAAAACGAAGCTGTCTTTGGGGTTCGCGGATCTTATTATGTTAAGAAAGGAAATACTCTTTCTAAACTTAATAACGAAAGTGTTAAAAGATTGGATAAAGAATTTGTATCCCTTTGCGAGAGAATTAACGATCCAAACATTGTTATAGATGGAAAATCCGTTACCATTTACGAAGGAAGTGACAAAGCAGTTATTTCGGATAAAGGAATTTTAGTAAACAATCAAGAATTTACCAATGAGGAATATAAAAATTCCGCTGAAATTGCTAATTGGACAGGTAAAGGTAGATTTTTATCTTTGGTGGAAACATTCAGAAAGAATTTCCATGAAATAGCAGAGGTTGATTTTGCAAAAAGAGTTTTTCTAAAAGAAAATACAGAATATGCTGCTGATATATTCAAGCTAAGGGGAAATATTTCCATAGCGACTTATAACCCAGAAATGGGAAAAGGTACTTTCTATAGAAATATCAATCCAATTCAGGCTAAAAACCTTATGATGGAGCATCTAAGATTTGATGTATCCAAAGCTTTTTCAGATCTACTTCCTAATGAGGAAAAAATCAATGAGGAAATCATAGAAACTAGGAAAGAATATACAGATTATATTATAGAATTACAAAATAAAATTCAAGAGTTTAGATCTAATCCATTTGCGAAAGAAGTAAACGAAGAAGTTATTGCTGCTTTACAGGAGGAATTAGATGATATCAAAAACGAATACAAAGATTATCTAAATCTAGTAGAAGCTTATATGAGACTCCCAAAAGAAGACCTTAATGAAGCTACTATTTCTTTAGAAATTGATGGGCCTTTACAAATTGAAGTTGGGGGTCAAAAATATACAGTACCAATCCCTGCAGAAGCAGAAGGAGAAGGAGAATTTGATTCTGAATTCGGAACGGAAGTAGGAGCGGAGGATGTTACAAGCGAACCTGCTTCAGCGGTTACATTTGATGATGTAGATACCGAATTATTGGGCGATTCCCCAACTATTGCTTCGGACGAAGTTAGTCTAGGAGCGGATCAAATTGAGGCTGATGCTGATGCAGCTGAAGCAGATGTTGAAATGGGCTCTGAAGAAGGCGGTGAAGATGAAGAAGGGGAAGGCGGAGAAATTGAAGGAGAAGGCGGAGAAATTGAAGGAGAAGGCGGAGAAATTGAAGGAGAAGGCGGAGAAGAATTAGGTGGTGACGAAGGAGAAATCAAAGTTGGGGACGAAGAGGAATTGGATCTTGGAGATGGTGAAGAAGAAAAAGTAGAAGACGAAGAAGAAGAAAAAATCGAAGATAGCACCATGGAAAAGACTGGTACTAAAAAACGAGTTTATTTGAAGAAGAAAAAGAAATAATACACAATATGGCTAAGGAAAAATTCCGTCAAAAAACGGTTGAGTTTAAAATCGTTAACAAGAAAAAAGCTCAGCCTCTTAATGAAAATCAATCGGCTCAGGTAGGTGACAAAGTTACTTATGCGGGCAAGAGAGGATATATCATTGGCCAAGCTCAGAATGGAGATTGGTTAGTTCAAATTCAAGGATCTTCAGATTTTGTAAATCCCAAAGATGTAAAAGTTGTGGGAATGAAAGCCAAAACTATGGAACTCCCTTATAAATTTGATGAGAAAACTCAAAAAGTATTATTCGAACAATTTGTAAGATGCGGAATTTTTATGGGAAGAACCCCCGTGAAAACTACTAATTGTTATGTAAGGTATTCCAACTGGAATCAAGCAAAAATGAATGAAAATATTAATGTTTATTCTGACGGACAAATGGTCCAAATGCCTAAAGAACAAGTTCAAGTATTTGAAGATCCTAATGATTTTGCAAATCCACAAGACTATGTGGAGGGAACAATTGATGGTCCAGATGGAGTACCAATTCCTATTTTAGTTAATTCAATAGATTTTACAGCAGCAATCGGTGCATCGGATAATGTTAGAATTATTTTAAATCCAGATGGCGATATGCAATTGGATAACGTTCCAAGAGAACTTGTTTCAGTATCCATATAAAATAATTACACAATATAAAGTAACTGACATGATAAATGGGGGCCATACCACTAGACAAATTTAATCTTAATAGATTTTGGGAGAAAACACCAAACGCTCTTAAATACATTCTTATTTTTGCAATTTTTATCGTAGTTTCTTATTTTCTGATCTCTAAAAGATTAGATGCTAATCATGTAGCCGAAATTGATCAGATGAAGAGAGGCATTGTTGCTACCTATGAATTAATTGATAATTTTGATGAATTTCGTTCAGAGCAAGATCAATATAATAAAGAAATCCTTGATTACCTACATAACCTTCATGCTTTGGTGGAGGACCTAAATGCCACTACAAATAGAAAATTAGATATGATTTTATCATCTGGAAATTCAAATGCAGATGACATTGTAGAAAAAATAATGCTCTTGAATGAATCATTTGAACGATTATCTCGGGCCTATCAGCCTAATATAGAAAAGCCGAACTTAAATGACAATAAACCTAAAAAAGATTATCAGTTCCAAGCGATTCAGCTAGACGAAAATAATAATCCGGTGGATACCACTTCCGGAAATAATTAAAAGAATTGTTACAATGGCTCAGAAAAAAAAATGGACATCACTTCAATCATTAATTGTAATAGCTCTTATTCTGACTATTTTTTCTTATATTGCTATCGATTTGACTAAGACAAAACCCCAAATCAAATCAGGTTTGGATGAAGTAAAAACAGAATATTTTGAATTATCCGGATATCTTGATACAAAGATCCCGGAAATAGATTCTGCTATAAAAATCCAAGCAAAGCAGCTTTCAGAACAAGGAGTAGAAATAGATGCTCTAAATAAGACAGTTAAGAATATAACCTCTACTGAAACCAAGTAGAACATTCACTAGAAATGATCTCCCGGACACAACGAAACTTGTTGTGTCTTTTTTTGTATAAATCTAAAATAACGTTAAAAACAAATATATGGCCGCTTACGTAAAGAATAAAGATTTGAGGGAAGCTCTAATTGTATCAAAAGCTCAAGATGAACTAACAGCAGAGGCATTAGATATGTTTATGTTAATGGCGGATAAATTTTCTGCCAAGTTTAAATACATTTATCCAGAGGATAAAGAAGACTGCATATCTTTCGCAGTAATGGATTGTTATCAATATTGGAGAGGATATAATCCGGAAAAATCTGCAAACGCTTTTGCTTATATCACACAAATCATTAAGAATGGTTTCGCAAAGGGATGGAGAAAGCTCTATGGTAACATGCCTAAATCAAAAAAGATATCTGTATCTCACAACAATATATATAGTCTATAAAAAAGATTATATATGGCCCCGAATGATAGCTATAAACGCTGGCATAAACCTGTAAAGAACACATTCAAAGAAAACGGTTCTCTAGGAAAAGGACAAACTCATCAAGGATATTATATTCCGCAAAATAGGGGAAAATATATTGGTGATCCGAATCTTATAATTTTTCGAAGTGCTTGGGAATTTTCTGTTTGCATGTGGGCTGATTACTCTCCGTCCGTTCTAGAATGGTCATCAGAGCCATTTAAGATTCCATATTTTGATAAGATATCTAAATTAGAGGAATGCAAAAAATTAGGATTAAATCCTAATAATCCCCATAATTGGGTCAGAAAAAATTATAATACCGATTTCTGGGCTAAGGTGAAAGCCTCTAATGGAGATACGGAGAAATGGATTATTGAAGTTAAGCCAAAAAGACAATTGGTAAAGCCCGAACCTATTTCAAGAGAGGCTAAGATAAAGGACATCAAAAAATACAACAACGCGCTAAAACAATATATGATAAATGAATCAAAATTTGAAGCCGCTAATCAATATGCTATTAGAAGCGGGTCTAAATTTATGATTTTTCATGATGATGTATTAGATAGATTGGGAATTGTTTTCAATAAAAAGGTTCATGGGAACAGGCTAAGTATGTTTGATATACACAGAGCTGAGAATAAAAAACATTACAGAACATTATAATGAATTCACCTATTGAAGAATATGATTATTTAAAAAATCTGGCAAATATTACGGATGTAGCTTATTATACCCTTTTTGAAAAATATATGAAATATAATTTAAGGGGGCAAAAAAAAGTAATACAAATTGAAGATACGGATCAGGAAAGCCTAATGCTTGCCAAAACCGGAGGTGCACCTTTGCCAGGAATGATTTATACATTTCTTTATGGAGGGCCGGATGTAGTGGTAAAAAATTCCAAGAAAAAATATTCTGATATAGTTCCTATGGTTTTTTGCATGAAGAATGACAAGACCTCTTTTTCAGGGATTAATTTGAATACTATTCCATATCAAGCCAGAGTGAAATTTCTTCAATCTTTCTATGATAATTTTCAAAGTTTTTTAGAAAGAGAAGTAGATTTGTTAGCTCAGAATGATAAATTAGCACTAAATAAAAGATTTTTAAGCTTCATTGCGGGCGGCAAGGGCAAAATGATGATAGATATGTTCAATAAATCCACAAGCGAAAATTTCAATTTTGGATATAGAAATTATTTATTGCCAAAAGTTAAGAATCTTCGTATGATTGAGTATGCGGAGTGGAAATATCTTCCATTTTACGAACCTAAAGACGCTTTTAGGAAACTTTCGTTTTCTCAGATCTATAAATTATATGGGAAGTCTAGGTAAGATATATAAAGTGTCAAACCAGCCATTATGGAAAAGAAATACAACTTTGTATACATTACAACCAATCTAGCAAACGGTAAGCAATATATAGGGTCTCACGCGACAAATGATCTGCATGATAATTATTTGGGTAGCGGTAAAATCTTCAAACAAGCCTTAAAAAAATCCGGGAAAGATAATTTCAAAAGAAAAATTCTTCAAGAATGCAAAACTATAATAGAAGCTCGAAAACTCGAGGAGCCTATGATTATAAAATATAATACGCTGACTCCATTGGGGTATAATGTTAGTGCTGAAGGCGGGTGGGGATACCCTGGATCCACAAGAAGTCATATAACTCGAAAAAAAATAAGTGATGGTAATACAGGTCAAATTAGATCCGCGGAAACAAAGAAAAAAATATCTGATATAAAAAAGAAGCTTGTCGGAGAAAAGCATCCGTTTTTTGGAAAAAAACATAAGTCCGAATCTATTATAAAAATGTCAGAAAACAGGAAGGGTCTTACATCTGGGAAAAAACATCATTATTATGGTCTAAAACGAGATGATGAGGTAAAACAAAAAATATCGGATACTTTAAAAGGCAGAAAGATATCTGAAGGACAAAAAAAGAGGTTAAGTGAAGCAGGAAAAAATGTAGAAAGGATAGTTTGTGAACACTGCGGAAAAGAATTTACACCGTGGGGAATTGTAAGCCACAAACGATCTATTAATAAAGATATATAATAAAAGAAATAATCTTAATATGGCAAGATTAAATGAAAGTGGGTTCACGTTGAAATCCATGGATAGATCCCAAATGGGATGGGTTAAGAATATTCAAAGAAATATACGTTACCTCGCACAACTAGGAATGACCTGGGAGGACAAGCTTATTACGCAATCCAAATCTATAGGTATTGCGGAGGCTCAAATGGATTCCATGTATGGCCTTTATTATCAAGGCAATTACATGGGAACTGACTACGGTCAGAAAGAATTTATTGCATTTTACGATAAAGAATATCCCACAAGAAGAGATTTCCTTCGTAAATTTGCTATGAACGGAGAAATTGAACACGTGTTGGAGGTTATTGCAGACGAATCGATTATCTATGATCAGGGTAATTATTTCGCATATCCAGATACTAAAAATCTAAAAGCAGTTCTTAAACAAGAAAAAGCCAAAGAAATTGTTGATGATCTCAATGCTTCTTATAAACAAGTATATCAAGCTTTCCGATTCAATGATGGACATGATGGCTGGCATTATTTCAAAAAATTCCTAATTGATGGATTTTTATCATTTGAAATAATATACGATGGTGAAGGAGAGAATGATGCTAAAAATATTATTGGATTAAAAGAAGTTGATCCAGTTTCATTAGAACCAGAAATCCGCATTGGCGATGATGGAAAAGAATACAGGGTATGGATTCAGTATCGGGGGGACACAATGAAACAAAGGGAATTATTAGATTCCAACCTTATTTATATTTCATGGGCACGTGGTAACTTTATTTCTAGATTATCTTATGTTGAAAGATTAGTTAGATCATTCAACATGCTTAGAACCCTTGAAAATTCAAGGATTATATGGAATGTGTGGAACTCTCAAATGAGGGTGAAAATCTTAGTTCCGATAGGATCACAATCAGAGAGCAAAGCCAGAACACGTCTTTCCGAATTACGTGGTATGTATAAGGAAGAACTTAATATTGATGATCAGTCTGGTGAGGTAACTTATAACGGATCTCCTCAATTTAACTTTGCTAAAACATTTATCATTCCTACTAAGAATGGGGAACAAACTGAAATTGGAGGATTTCAACCAGAAGGGTATGATTTATCCAATGTAGAATCACTTAAATATTTCTGGTTAAGATTTGTTGTAGAAACAAAAGTTCCGCAGAGTAGGTTCTCGAATCAGCTAACTGGTGAAGGAGGAGATAGTCCATGGGGATCGGGAGCAGATTCAGCAAATAGAGATGAAATCAGATTTTCTTACTTCATTAATAGGGTTAGATCTATTTTCCAGGATATTTTACTAAAACCATTATGGCTTCAATTTGTACTAAAGCATCCTGAATTTAAAGAAGATAAATCTTTAAAATCTTCTATAGGTCTCGTATTCAACGAAGAAAATCTCTTCAAATTAATGAAGGAAAGAGATATGGCTCAAAAAGGAGCTGATACTGTAACATCTCTAGCAGGATTAACCGAGCCTACAGTAAATCCAGACGGAACTCCGGGAGAAACTCCATTCTTTGATATGAGATTCTTAATTCAGAAGTATATGAGTTATAATGATGATGATCTTAAGCTCAATGAGAAATTTAGGAAAGAAAGAGCAGAAGAAATTAAGAGACTTGCCCAGGCTTATGCAAGAATTGCTGCTACCCAAGGCGGAGGTGGTGAAGAAGGCGGATTCGGAGGTGAAGAGGGTGGTTTTGGCGGAGGAGATCTAGGCGGAGGTGGAGATTTCGGTGGTGGAGATTTCGGTGGTGGAGATTTCGGTGGTGGAGATCTTGGTGGAGGAGACTTTGGAGGTGGTGAAGATCTCGGTGGAGGCGATGAAGATCTCGGCGGAGGCGGTGAGGAAGTAGAATTTTAAATAAAATAATAATATACCATGAAAAAATTATGGGAAAAAATTGAAGACTTCTTTGTCGGATTATGGGACGAAGTTGTTGAATGGGTTAAAAAGCCCTGGACTAAACTCAAAAATTGGGTCCTTAAAACGGCGCTTCCATCTCTTTATAAGAATTGGATGCTAATTGTAAACTTTCTAGTTTTATTAGTTGCATATAAAGGATTTGATGTTGATACACAACCTGGATATTCAACAGTTATAGGATTATGGCTATTTGTTTTAATAGGATATTTTCTATTCTGGAAATTCTTTGGTGCTGAAGAAGCATTCAAAAAGAGAAGGGCAAAGAGAAAATAAACCCCAATAAGTGAAGGCTCGATATGTTTTTGAAAATGTAAATTTCCAAAGAGGAGTAGATCCGCTAGGTGCAATGGGACTGGGTGGATTATCTTTTGATACATTACAGCCCGGTGCTATTTTAAGATCCAAAAAATCTTTTGGGGTCACCAAAAGTACAGGAGTTATTGGCGGATATCATTCTTCAGCATTATCTATTGCGAAGATGGATTGGCTTTTAGTTACAGATGTTAGGGATCAGGGGGACGGAAAAAAAAATATATCATGGAAAAGATATCATCATTCCAGTGAAACAAAGGTTTATGATCAAAGAGAAAAATTCAAAGAATCCGGATCAAAAGGATTAGAATGGTATGGGGTAAGAGCTGGTTTTTTCGATAATATTACAAAAAGAAAATTTGATTATCGCTTAGATATAATAGAGCCAGGCTTTCCTGTAAATGAATCCATTAATTTTGAAAGAGGTCAAGACCCCAAAAGAGCTATGCGTATAGGAGAAAGAACCTGGAATAAACTGAGGCCTGGTGATATTCTAATTCCAAAGAAAGAATCCAAAATTGTTAGAGATAAATTTAAACCCCCATCATATAAAGGTGGAATGACTTTATACCCCCAAGATTATGTAGTAATATACAAAATACGTAGAGCTGCAGTATGGTCAAATAGTTTTATGAGAAATGGTTATGCTATAGGATTACATAAATGTTGGGATTTGCCCGAAGCTATGAAAGTTAGAAAAATAATAGAGGATGGGTTATATGAGGAGCCTAAAAGTTATTTGAGAGGTCCAGTAGAAGCTACGGATCAGCAATGGGAAAATAGATTTGATATTTATGAGGGCTAGATTAATAAAGGAAGACATAAACTTCGAACGTGGGAGAGATCCTAAAGGAAAAATGGGAGTTGGCTATGGACCGGCAAAACCCCAATATATAGAGGATTTTGAAAAAGCAATGGAAGATTTTGGAATAGCAGTTAATAAACAAACAATAAGGCAATGGAAGGATACTATTCTCTGGGATTTAGTTGATAATGAACTTCCACCATCCATACAAGGAAAAACCGTATTTCTGCAAACCAAACCAATTCAAAAATCAGATTCGAATAATTCAAGTATAACTGGAATGGGCTGGAGTTTTATGCCCATGGACTCAAAAAGTCCAAGAAAATGGTTCGATAATCCATATCCCATTATCAAATACATCATAGAGACTCACTACAATGACATAGAGGGACGTATACGAGCATTACAGTCCTCGCTCCAAGACTATATAGAGACAGAAAAAAAGATTCAAAAATGGACTAAAAAGTGGTCCTAACATCATTGTAATTGCAAAATTTTTATTATATTGGGCTATAATTTTAACAATACCATAACAAAACAATATACGTTCTTTTCCATAAATAGAATGTTAAGAAATTAAGTATCTCGCTCTTCGGAGCTAGTTATGAGAGGCAGTCGTTTGGACCGGGGTTCGACTCCCCGCACCTCCACAACTCCCCGAAAGGGGTTTTGCCAATGAACGCTAACCCGTCGCGTTAGTACGGTATGGGTTTCCGGGGCTCCTTAAAACCGGAATTGGGGGTGACCTGGCTTTTGACAGCGACAACGCAAGTAGTAATGATGATATTTAATAATGCACTAAACGGCGCATTTGAAACAAGAGAACTAGCAATGGTAGCGTAAGACGCACCCTAGTTCACGAGACTGGGCATCCTGCGAAAGTGGATGCCTTTTTTTTGTGATATATAGATAAATTAACATCTGTATATGAATTTCGAAAGAGGAAAGGATCCAATGAAATCCATGGGATTGGGATATGGAAAAAAACAGGAAACTAAGGCCTGGAAAGTACTTGAATTCATCGGAAGCAAAGGAGAGGAAGGGGCCGGACTAACTGAAATACAACGTTTTATTTATGATTTGAAAGGATATTCAGAAGAGGACTTTAGAGAAACTTCTGATGAAAGATATCCTAGCGATTGGAAACCAGAATCAGGAAAATTAAGAGCTTCTAGAGGATATTGGACCAATCAATTATATGGAAATTGGAAAATGCCTGGACTTCTTCCGAAATACTGTAAGAAAAACCCCATAACCAAAAAATGGGTTTTAGTTAGAATGCCAAAACCGGGAGAAAACATTTTTGAGAATTCCACATCTAAATTAGTTCCTGAATCTTTGAATGAAATGTTAATTATAAAAAATGGATATATAAAATAAACAAATATCAAATTATGAAAGCTGGATCTTTTAACATACACGAATACCTCGAAAAACTTGAAGAAAATGCTCAAGAAGGAAATTTAGCACCAAATCAAAAAGACGGGATTCTTATTCCTGATGAAAACAAAAAATCTTTTGATTGGCTAAAGAGAGAATATGAAAAAGGTAAGACCGAGGTAAAAGTCGAAATCAATATGGGAGGATCCAAGTTCGAACCAGGATATGATCTTCAAACGAATCTTAAATCTGTTAATGACTTCAAGCCAGGTATGTTTGGCGAGGTCAAAACTTCTGACAACGAAGGTGCTAAAAAAGAAAAGAAAGATACAGCGCAAACTCAAGCAGAGGTTGAAGGAAATAAGCCAGCAGGAGAAAAGAAAGCTGAAAAATCTACAGGAGGGGAAAAACCAAAAAAGTCTAATATTTCAGGAAAGGTAAAAACTGCTGAGGACGAGGAGGAGAAACCTAAGAAGAAAGAAGATACTATTAAATAAATGATAAGTCATAACTCATTAGAAGAAAGATTGTCAGCAGTAAGAAGTGGGAAACCAATTCCAAGTCCCCCACTACCCCCAAAACCATATTATGAACCTAATAAAGAAGTGGTCAATCAAACTGGGATGACTTATAAACAATTTTTCATAAACGAAGGATATAAAATCTTTGGAGTTCTATCAACCTCACTGATTTATGGATTCGGGCTCAAAGCTATATTTTCAACAGATTGGAAATTTACTAGCATATTAGGTGTAGGATTTCTCCTTAATCACTTTTTAACAATTATTTTAAAACTTTCCAAACGTAAATAGGTATAATTGTTCTAAAGGGAATCGAAATATCCGGATTATAATTTGGATATATAATCCATGAGAACAAGCAAAATTCTATATAATGGGGGAAACCCCAAAATAAGACAAACGGTTTCCATTATATGTGATAAATGCAATGAATCCCATACTTTCCCAAAATATACATCTTACATTTCCGGATTATCCAAATATGGAAGAGATTTATGTTTAAAATGTAGAAGGGAATTGCAATATTTTAAGGCTGGTGAAGCAGCTAAAGATAAAATGAAGGGAAAAAAATACTCGGATTTTTATACAAAGGAACAGGAAGAAAAAATTAAAAAATCCCAATCAAAATCTTCCAGAGGAAAAAATAATCCTATGTATGGTAATATTGAGCATACTGAGGGACTAGTAGAATGGAACAAAAATCTAAAGGGAAAAACCTTTGAAGAAATATATGGGGATCGAGCCCCAGCCCTAAAGAAAAGAATCTCCCAAAATACAAGAGGAACGAATAACCCAATGTATGGAAGACCTTCCCCGATAGGATCCGGTAATGGATGGTCCGGATGGTATAATGGATGGTACTTCCGGAGCTTTCATGAATTATCATATATGATAAATGTTATAGAAAGATTCGGGTTTAAGTGGGAATCTGCAGAAAAACAGAATTACGGAATATCCTATTTGGATAAGAATTTGAACCCGAGAACATACTATGCAGACTTTATTATTAATGAAAAGTATTTGGTGGAAATAAAACCAAAAAGTCTTCATTCATCATCAGAAGTTATATTAAAATCATTGGCAGCGGAAAGATTTTGCAGTAAAAACCTGATGATTTATAAATTAATAGATCCGTCAAAACTTTTATCTGATTTTGAGATAAAAGAATTAATAATCTCTAATAAAATAAAGCTAATAAATAGGTACCAGAAAAAATACAAGGAATGGCAGGAAAATTAATATGTTTAGAAGGGGGAGATGGGGCAGGTAAGAGCACCCAGGTCGAAAAAGTCAAGAACTACTTCAATTTAAACTCCCTAAAATACGAATTTTTCCATTTTCCAATGTATGGTCATAATGAATTCAGTGACGTAATCTCAGCATTTCTTAGAGGAGAATTTGGAAATGTAGATGAAGTAGATCCATATTTCGTAGCAAATATCTACGCAATGGATCGCTTTATGTTTTTACCAGAATTGAAAAAAGCATTAGCAGAAAATGACGTGGTTCTTTTAGATCGTTATGTTTTTTCCAATCTCGGATATCAAGGGGCCAAACTCGAAGGAAAGGAAAGTGAAAAAATTAAAAACTGGATTCATCAATTTGAATTTGGGTTTTTAAGACTTCCATATCCGGATTTATCTTTATTTTTTGATGTCCCGATGGATGTAGTAAAGGAGAGATTGGAAAGTAAAAGAGAAGGATCCGATCGAGATTATCTAAAAGGGAAACAGGATATACATGAAGCTGATTTGGATTTTCAAAGTAGGGTAAGAGATAATTACCTTGGATTGGTTGGTGCTACCAATTATAAAATCGTATCTTGTGCTATCAGATCAGGAGATATGGGGGGAGAAACTGGATGGCATGTATTATCTCCGGAAAATCTTTTCGAAAGATATAGATCTTCTTTAGACCAGGTTTTAGCAAACCCTATATAATGGCAAAAAAGAAAGAAGTTAAAAACATTTCTGGATTTTCCGCATATAAAGAAATTATGCGGATGAAAAAGAAGAAATCCCCGCATAGTGTTATTTTTTGCACTAATGATCCGGATGGATGGTTTATTAATTGTGTAGAATACAGAACAAAATCAGGAGTCGTTATGCACGATGATTGCATAATCAAGAAAGATCTCCAGGAGTGGATCGGATGGCATAAGAATATAGGATGGGAAGAAAGATTAACCAATGATTAACTTTTTTTGGAAAAATTAACGAGGTTTTTACCTTATATTGCATAAAACTTATCAAAATTAATATCTATAATATATAGATTCCATATAATAAAGATTAGACAAATAAAATTTAAAAACGAAAAATTATGGCAGAAAAAACGGCTAAAGTTCAGGAACAAGTTGTAGAGGAAGTAAATGTAGCTCAAGAGGCTCAAGAGGCTCAAGAGGCTCAAGAGGCTCAAGCGTTAGATCCGAACCAACCGATCGAACAAGATTCTTATGTACCTCGTTACAAGGCAAAACCTGAATTTAAGGACGCAGTCCTTAAAGCAATCGGAAAATATCCCTTCAATCAAATTGCTCAGATTATGCAAGCAGTGAATGTTGAATCAATGGATCATAATCAACTTAACCAGGTGGTTAATGTATTGGGTAATTTCCCATATCAGGACGTAGCTCCTTTGATGGGTCATGTAACTGATTACGTAGAACAAGTTGTTGAGGACTAATCCTCAACAACTTTCACTTTTTTAGAAATAAGAGGAATAATGTATGCAAAAGAAAGAGAATAGTATCCAAGCAGTAGCTTTGGAATTTTTAGAAAAGAGGGACAACACCACATTTAGAACATTAATTAACAGGCTCAAGCCAGGTTTAATTTCCTATACTTATAAATATGTCAAGGACATGGATCTCTGTCAAGAGATAATTTCCAAGACATTTATTGCAGTGTGGGAAAAATTAGACCAGTATAATCCGAAGTACAACTTTTCAACTTGGGTTTATGCAATCGCAAAAAACGAATCGCTTGGCCAATTAAGAACAAAGAGTAGGAACCTCTCTCACGAGAAGCTAACAGAGAACCATTCCAGAGTTCTCAAATCCTATAGTCCTATTTTTACCATGGATATAGAAGTTATTGGTCCTTCCGGGGATGAATTAACAACTGTATTATATGATAAAACTATTGAAGAAATCGAGGAGCTCGAAGAACCATATAGGACCGTTATGATTGAAAGAGAAGTTAATCAAAAAAGACTCCAAGATATTGCGGAGGATTTAGATTGGAATCTTTCAACAGTAAAAACTCGTTTAAGAAAAGCGAGAAAAGATATAGCAAAATCAATGAAGGAAAAACACCCAGATTTGTTAGAAGCCTATTATGAAGAAGACTAAAAAACACAAGAAACAAAGAAAAGGTTTAGCACTAGTTGGAGTCATAAAAGATTTCAAGGCTTATAATAAATGGATTAAGACTATCCAGGAAGAAAGGTCTAATCCAAATTCAAAGTTTATTCAATATAAGCTTAGCCATAATTTTTTCTATATTCTCTATGTAACAGTAACGTTACCCCCAGAAGATTCGGCCTTGCCTGATGATATCAGAAGGTTAAGATTAATAGAATCGCTAACCCCAGTGCATCAATATTTAGATAATGATCTGGGATTTGCAGATTATATAATTCCCGAATTCAATCAATTTTATGATGAGGAGGGTGAACCCACATTAAGTTATGGAATTGTTTATCGTTTTGGATTCAAAAGGTTTTCTTTAAAATGGGTTATAACACGGACCCTGATGGTTGGAATTTTAGCTTTCATTCTTTTAAAATGGCCTATTCTATCAACTGTATGGGGATGGATATTCGGGGCATAAAAATACCCTTCTATGAGATAGTTTACTATCGAATAAAGAAAGGCTTATCATTTTGATAAGCCTTTTTGATTTAAGAAGATTTCAGAGACGAATTTTCATCTTTTAATTCTTGGTTTTCCGCCTCTAAAGATGCAATCTGAGTTTGTAAAGAAGTTATATCAAATAATGCTGAATACTGAGATATTACCTGATCGTAGTTGGAATACGGAAAATAAACTCCTTCATAAAAAGTATATTGACTCCCATCAGGATTTTTTATGACTATAGAATAAGCATTATTATTTTGTTGTAATAATCTCATAGTTTGTTCGTCTTGAATCTTAAATTCCAATTCCCCGAGAGTTGTATTCATATTTGTTGAGAATGTCGCTGGGATTGATATTTTAGAATCATCATCTAATACAAAAAGAAGCTCATAATTAAATGCGCCTGATAAATCTACATTAACCCTTTCTCCATTAGCATTCTGATCAATTTTATCAAACGAAAATTTGTAAGTCCCATCTCCATTTTTAAGAAATAATGGTCCAGTTCCTTGCGGCAGAACGTTATTGTTCATATCCAGTAATACCTGAGTAGAATCATAATAAACCTTTACGAATTTAGTTTTCCTATTATCAGTCATAACTACTTCTGTAGAAGCTTCACCTTCAACCCTATTAAAAACCTTATAAGGAATATAATTATCAACGTTTAATCTATTGAAATATCTTCCATATTTTTTAGGATCTGCAGATGCAAACGATGCTTTTCTTATGATCTGAGTTCCATCCATTCGGTTTGATAATCTACAAATGTATTCTATGGAATAGGATGAAGCAATATCAGCATTTTTGATAACTGGTCTAAAATAATTGGAATCGCTGAAATTACTCTCCTGAGTAAACACGTATTGCTGGGTTAGGATAGACCCCCCTGGAATATGCTCATAAACATATAATTCATGCATAAGAACCCATTTAGCAGAACCAGCGCCATACTGATCTGCAAAATCCTCAAAATTATCATTTGGATTATTTGAAGTATAGAGAGGAATTCTTCCACTTTCTATATCCCCCATATATTCTCCAATAATTATATTGTTCCAAGTTCCGTAAAATTCAATAAAATCTCCACCAGTTGATTCTGCTATAAAAGCATTGAAATTATCTGCTTGAGAAGTTACAGGTAGCTGCACAGAGATCTTTTCGCTTATAAGATAGCTTTCCCCATCTATTTCTGTGATAGTGCTATATGTAAAATAAACATCTGAAAGCTGAGCAATATTCAATTCCGCTCCAATATTACCTGTTTTTGATCCAAGAGATTGAATTGATGGAACTCTGAATTCTACGTATTTGTCATAAAACCTATTTGCAAGATATAAACTATTCGATGAAAATTTTAATACATCCGGGCCTAAGACCTGATTAATCCATGTAAAATTAGATAGATCCACAAGATCCTCTGTCGAAGCATCCTTCGCACCTACCTGTAATAGAAATCCTGGAACATCATCAAAATTATATCCAGAAATTATATGAACTTTAACTGTATCGAATGGATAGGATGATTGAGAAATTAAAGTAGATGAATCAAAAAATTGCCAATATTCAGAAGTATCATCCGTATCTGTGACATACCAGGAAGATCTTTTGGAATTTGTAGGTTCTGAGTTTAAATTCAGATCATTGTTTAATATTCCTTGGCTGCCTTCATTAAAATATTGTCTTGATCCCAGCGTGGTCTCAGCAACAATAGAATTAATTCCTGAAAGATTAATCTCTTCCCCACTCTTATTAAACTCATACTCTAAAAGCAGAAAGTCATTTAATTGTACGTATTTTGAGATGTTTGTAGCCATTCTATCCTTTTATTTTAAAAACTATAAATATTATAATGAACCCCCACCCCTATATAAAAGGCTGGTTTTTGTCCAAATGGATCATACCCTACTCCTAATTGAGGGCCGACACCAAATCCTGTAAACCAGTGCTTTTTCTTTGGATAATCTACATAGGTTCCTTCTAATAATTTTGTACTAAATGCTGGATGAGCTGTTTGAGCATAGACTTTTAATCTCTTATCCTTACCAGTACCTTCCCATTTTTGACCCCATATTAGACCTATTTGAGAATCTCTCGATAGCATTGTAGTTCCCCCATCGATAACGGATATTTTCTCCAAGTCAAATGGACCTCTTAATCCAACTCTAGTTTTTCCAGTGTAAAAATCATAATTTGTAGAATCATAAACAAAATTTAAAGCCCAATTTACATCCCAAGTAGAATCATTAACTTGCTCCGGAGGATCCGCTATAGTCATATTTCTAATATACTCTTTTAAATCAGCTGTATCTTGTTTTAGATTAAAGACTATTTTATTAAGCGTTACAACCTTTCCTTTTTGAGCTTTTACGTCTTTAGATAATTCCTTATTGTATTCTGCAAGTTCTTTAGCAGTGGCCATATAAGAATCCCTTGAAGATTGGAGATCCCCATTCTTAAGTTTAACTGTTTTAATACTATCAGTTAAAGCTGAAATATTCTGATCTTTCAGTTTAAGATCCTCCTTTAAATTTCCATTTCGACTACATGTCCCTGCAAAAAGAATAACCACCACAACTATACCAATATAGAGAGCTATTCTGCTATTGAGGAATTTCCATACTGCTTGTAAAAACTTTTTCATAATATTAAATTTTTATCCAATAGATATATCTATAATTGATATGCTAGAATCTACTATCCAGGGATCTTCCAAAACATATCCAGATGTTTCTTCCCCTGTTGAGGGATCTACTGAGATTTGTTTAATATATCCCCTGCTTTTTATCGCTTCAATAGTTTTTTCATGGGCAAAAAACAATGAATCTACACCATTAATAGCTCTATCATATTCATATTCTATCATAGTTGGTATTTTGCTGACTGGGATTTCTCCTGTCAAAGGATTAGATTGATAAGCTTCTTTAGAAATATAATTCTTTGTTTCAACTAAAATAGTCTTTCCCTGATAATTATTGGTAACAACCAATCTGGTGTAGATTTGATTTGTGCTAAACCCCTGCGGGGTTGTAATATTTCTTTGGATTAAAATTGCCATAATATTTTTTATTTATTTTTTAACTATATTTCATTAAGGCTGTGTTGCTGCCCCAGTATTAGGCGATTTAACGTACCATGTTGGTACTGAAGTCCCTATATCTCCCTGCCAAATAACTGTAAACCTCCTGTAAACAGCTGTACCGGAAGAAGCGTTATATGAATCAATAATATTGCTAGCACTATCAATGATGTAGATTGAAGCATCTGCATAAATTCCAGCTCCAGAGCCAAGTTGTGCGAAAATATCCACTTCAAATGGTTTGCCAACTACCTCATAATTGGTTAAATCGATGTATAATTCAAGAGTAGCTGGACTTGTACCCCAGGTAGCCTGGATGTATCTTCTTCTAGTCGTAGGAGTATAAGTATGACTCGAAGAG